TTGGAGCCTGCCGCCATCCGCGCATTCATCCGTCGGCACCTCACGCGCGACCAATTGGCTGACGACCTGCAGATGCTGCGGGCGGCCCGCCGAACGGGCGGACGGCTGGCAGAGGGCGGCGGGCTGCGTGGCAAAGGCGCGTTGCGGGTCGCTGGCTACACGGCCCACGAGGCATACGAGCAGCTTTTCCGAGACAATGTTCCGCTGCATGGCGGGATGGTGGCGGATGACTTGCTGCCCGGCACCGACGTTGTCGTGCACCAGGCTGTAGCCGTCTATGGGCCGGTGTTCGTCGCTCGGGCCACGATCGGTCGCAGCCGAGACTTGCCGACTGGCAACGCCACAAGGCGCAACGCGGCCCGGCTGAATGAGGTTTTCGATCCGCAGGGGCGCTTAGACCTGATCCCACCGCCTGCTGAGCGCTGCTTCGTCCTACTCCTGACGAGACGAGACCCTGCGGACATCGGCGCATACGACGGCATCGATCTCGCCGTGCTCATGTCGGACTTCAGCGGCTTCTCGCTGTATGACGATGCAGACGCTTTCCTCGCAGGTTACGGCGAAGCCGAAAACACTGGCGACGCGCCGCCCGGCCCGGCACCGAAGCGCGACGACATGGGCATCGCGCTTCGGCCTAACGTTGCTCCTTTCGAGGGGGGCGAGCACGGGACTGCGGGAGATCCGTCAGGCAGCCAGAACGAGGGCGCGGGCGGAACGTGAGCCGCGGTGTGTTGCCTGCGCGATTTGCGCAGGGTAGGAATACGACCTAGAATATTTGCGTGGATGAGGTGGTATGCGGGAGGGCACGGAAAGGTTCATCGCGACGCGCCTCCGCGAGGCGCGCGACGCGCGGGGGATTCCAACCCTTACGTCGCTAGCCTCCGTAGTTGGCGTGGACACGAGCGCCGTGTCCCGCTGGGAGGCGGGAGCAACGGTGCCTGCTGCGGAGAAGGTCCTGGAGATCGCGCGGGCGCTGAACGTGCGGCCGAGTTACTTCTTTCGGCCGCATTTCAATCACGGGAACGCACCGGTCTTTTTGCGGTCGCTGGCCAGCGCCCGGAAGCGCGACTTGGCCCGCCAGCGTGCGCGTCTACGCTGGCTTCAGGAGGTCGCGCAGGTGATCCAGCACTACGTGAGCCTCCCACCGCTTGATCTGCCGGCTGCGGTTGCGGATCTTGATTATCGCCAACTGCGCGACGAGGACATCGAGGGCATAGCGGCTGACCTTCGCTCGCACTGGCGCCTCGGCAATCAGCCCATCGGGGACGTGGTTGAAGTGGTGGAGCGCACCGGTTTCGTGGTTGGCCGGGATGAGATGGGGACGACGGCCCTGGACGGGCTCTGCAACTGGTCCGCGCTCGACGGCCGTCCGTATCTGCTGCTCGCCGACGATAAGATGTCCTTCTTCCGCCGGCAGATGGACGCGGCCCACGAAATGGCACACGCGGTCCTGCATCGGCACGTAAACGAAGCCCAACTCCGCCAGGACTTCGACCTGATCGAAGCGCAGGCTTTCCGGCTGGCCAGCGCCTTCCTCATGCCGGCTGACAGCTTTGCCCTCGCAGCGCGGTCGCCGACGTTAAGCGGGCTGCTGATCCTAAAGGACCGCTGGCGCGTATCGGTGAAGGCGATGATCCGGCGGTGCCGCGATCTCGACCTCATCGTCAGCGACGAGGCTGTGCAGCTCTATAAGTACTACAGCGCCAAAGGCTGGAACCGCGAGGAGCCGATGGACCGCGCGGTCCCGGTTTCGCAACCGCGGCTGCTGGCAAAAGCCCTCACCATGGTAGTGGATACGCGCACACGGTCGAAGGCAGACTTGCTTGCAAGCGACTTCACCATCCCCGGCAGGGACGTGGCCACGCTCATCGGGCTTGACCCGGATTGGTTTACCACGGGCGAACTTGTCCAGCTCGCGCGCGCCGAGGCCCGGCAGCCGGTCGGCGCAGCGTCGCTAGGCGAGGTCGTGGAGGTCGACTTCGCGACGCGGCGCCAACGTCCGTAGTGATCTCGCTCTGAATGTAGCGGGCGAGCTGCGCGCTCGGCAGATCAAATGCAGCTTGATCACAGGGGACATCGTGGCGACCATCTTCTTCTCCTACAGCCACGCTGACGAGGCACTGCGGGATCACCTGCAGAAGCACCTCTCAGCGATGCAGCGACAAGGGCTGATCCAGACTTGGCACGACCGCCGTATTCCTGCGGGCGACCACATCGATCACTCCATCGAGCGCGAGCTGGAGCGAGCCGACGTTGTTCTTCTGCTTGTTAGCCCGGATTTCCTCGCCTCGGACTACTGCAACGACGTCGAGGTCCGGCGCGCGTTGGAACGCCATGATGCGGGCGAAGCGCGCGTCATACCTGTCATCCTGCGGCACAGCGACTGGCACGGGACACCGTTTGGCAGGCTCAACGCGACGCCCAAGGACGGCAAGCCCGTGAGGGCATTCGCCGACGTCGACGAGGGATTTTTGCAGGTCGTGCACGCCATCAAGGCTGCGCTACCGAAGAAGTCGCCGCCGTTCGCTCAGTCTCTGCAGCGAACGCAGCCGCACTTTGAGCCGGCGCTGCCTGCCCCAGGACCTCGGTCGAGCAACCTCAGTCTGCCCAGGCGGTTTACGGACGCCGACCTTGACGCATTCCGCGACGAGGCATTTGAGTTCGCGGCTGAATTTTTCGCTAACTCGCTGCGCGAGCTCGAGGAGCGTCACAGTCGGATCAGCGGGCGCTTCACGCGCGTCGACGCGCACCGGTTCACAGCCGTAGCTTACATCGAAGGAAGAAAGGCTTCCTTCTGCCACATCTTTCATTCGCGGCACCCGGACGGCATTGCCTATTCATCCAGTGAGCAGCTCGATGGCAACAGCTTCAACGAGAGCCTCTCCGCCGAAGCGGACAGAGATGGACTGTTCCTCCGTCCAATGGGTATGGCCTTCCGCGGTGACGGAAACGCACGGCTGACCATGCAGGCGGCGGCCGAATTCTACTGGGATCTGTTTATGGAGCCGCTGCAGCGATAGCGCGCACCGAGCTGGATGCAAGCAGGGCCGAGGTTCGTCTCTGCTCTACCCATTCGATTGGAAAAGGGCTCATCAACGTTGGCAAGCTGGGGCTTTCGGCCCACTGAGCTTCCAGCATAGCCTCCACGATATCGGGCGCAAGCAGCGCGAGCCTAATGAGACGGCCGAGATAGCCGCGGTCAATTTGCTCGGCAGCTGCCATCTCGGTGATGGAGGCGTACCGCCCCTGATCGAGCATGCGCTGATATCTGAACGCCCGTGCCAACGCCTTCACCAGCGCCGGGTCAGCGCGCGTGGTGACCGGTGCCGCGCCGTCGGTCATCGGCGTCACGACGGTCTTCCGCCCTGGCTGGTGGCGAATCGCCAGCGGCACGCGAACCGTGATGCTGGTGGCGGCGGTCATGCCGCCGCCACCAGGGCGCTGGGCGCGATGGCGCCGAGGTCGCGAACCAGGCCGCCGAGCCCGTCCAGGCGCAGCCGAATGTCGGCGCCGGCCGGGCCAACCACCACCCGCTCCACCAGCGATCGCACGATCCGCGCCTGCTCCGCCGGGAACAGATGCTCCCACAGCGGGTCAAGGCGATGCAGGGCGTCCTGTGTCTCGCCCTCGGTCAGGTCAGGCGCCTCCCTGCGCGCCGCCCGCCAGGTGCCGACCACGATTTCCGGCTGGCGCAGCAGCGCCCGCACCTGATCCACCACCGCCGCCTCGATCTCCGCCGCCGACACCCGGCGCACGATGCTGTCGTCCCCGGCCGCGTCGCCCTTCAGCACCCGCTGCGCGACATAGTAGCGATAGAGCCGGCCATTCTTTCGGGCGTGCGTGGGCGACAGCGCCCGCCCGTCCACCCCAAAGATCAGCCCCTTCAGCAGCGCAGGCGTCTGCGCCCGATTCTGGTTGGCGCGGACCCGAGGGCTGATCTGCAGCACGGCGTGCGCCCGGTCCCACAGCTCCCGCGGCACGATCCCTTGATGCTCGCCGGCATAGACCTGCCCTTTGTGGGCGGCCTCGCCGACATAGGTCCGGTTGTTCAGCAGCTTGTAGACGTCACCCTTGTCCAGCGGCCGGCCCGCCTTGCTGGTGGCGCCCTCCGCCCGGAGGCGGGCCACCGTCTCGATACCAGACCCGGTCTCGGCGAAGATCTCGAAAACGCGGCGCACCCGCGGGGCTTCGTCTTCGTTCACGATTAGCTTCCTGGCCACCACGTCGTAGCCCAGCGGCACCTTGCCCCCCATCCACATGCCGCGGGCGCGGGAGGCCGCGAATTTATCGCGGATGCGCTCGCCAATGACCTCCCGCTCGAACTGCGCGAAGCTGAGCAGGATGTTCAGCGTGAGCCGGCCCATGCTGGTGGTGGTGTTGAAGCTCTGGGTGACCGAGACGAAGGTCACGCCATGCGCGTCCATCACCTCCACCAGCTTGGCGAAATCCATCAGCGAGCGGCTGAGCCTATCGATCTTGTAGACCACAATGACGTCCACCAGGTCGGCCTGGATGTCGCGCAGCAGGCGCTGCAACGCCGGCCGCTCCAGCGTGCCGCCGGAGAACCCGCCATCGTCGTAGCGGTCGCGCACCAGCACCCACCCCTCGGCGCGCTGGCTGGTGATGTACGCCTCGCAAGCGTCACGCTGCGCGTCGAGGGTGTTGAACTCCTTCTCCAGCCCCTCGTCCGTGGATTTGCGCGTATAGACCGCGCAGCGCAGCTTCTTCGTGGTGGCCGGCATGGCCGGCTCGATGCGGGCGCGGCGGGTCATGCGTCGCCTCGCGCGCGCAGCCCGAAGAACGTCCAGCCGTTCCACCGCGTGCCGGTGATGTGGCGCGCGATGGCCGAGAGCGACTGATAGGGACGGCCTTCGAATTCGAAGTCGTTCATGCGCACGGTGACCACGTGCTGCACGCCCTGCCATTCCCGGATCAGACGCGTGCCGGCAAGCGGGCGACTGTCGGCACGGATTCGGCGCAGGACGACGTTGCCGCCATCCAGTTGCTCGCCGAGCGCCACCAGCCGATCGACGGTCTCGGGCTTCAGCCCGCCATAGGCCAATTCCTGGATGCGATAGGCCAGCCGGCTCTGGATGTAGGCCCGGTTCCAGGGCGGCGGCTCCTTACCGAACAGTTCCCGCCATTGGTCCTTCAGCATGGCGGTCGACGCCGCCTGCAGCGCGGCGAGCCGCGGCAGAACCTGCGTCGGCGGGATCTTCGGGATGGTGGGCGCCGGCGCGGCCGCGGCGGTGGAGCGTCTGGTCATGCGAGTCCCTTCCTGTTGGGGTTCGCATGCAGGCGCTGCTTGGCGGTGGAGTGTAGGGGAACGTCTCCCACCCCCCGAGCTATGTCGGCATCGCGCGCATCATCCTCGGCAGCGCGGCTGCGCAGCCGCACCAGGCCCCTGGCCAGGATGCCGCAGACCTCGCGGAGGTGCGGCGGGAGGTGAGCGTTCAGTCCCACGGGCGATGGCTTCATACTTAGCCCTACCCGCCGCGGCGGCGATCCGTCCCACTCAGGCGCGGCGGCGTTCCAACTGAGGCGCGATCCGCCGCCAGGGCTGGCTCAACTTCTTCTTGATGGTGCTGGAATCTGGATGCTCGCCACGATCAGCAAACCACGCCTCCATGCGGCGAACGTATTCCGCCAGCGTGGCCGGCGGGCCGTCCTGGAACATACTGACCAATGCCTCGGCCCAGAAAGCGTCCCAGTCATAGCGCGGTGCTGCGCCGCGCGTGGCCGGTGGCGGCGCCACGGCAGCGGCTCCGCTGCTGGCCGTCGCCACACCCACCTCCTGCTCCGCCTCGAAGCGCAAACGCTCGGCGTGCCGGACGACCAGCCGTTCGCGCGAAACCACGATCGTGCCCGCGTCATCGCCGCGCGCTTCAATACTGATGTAGCGACCTGGCTCTGCCTTGAAGCTGCTGATCGTCTCGGACCCATTCATGAGGGTGGCCCAGGCCTGCGACTGATGGAGATCTGCGGCGCCAGAGAGGTAGCTGCGCTCGTCCGGGATGTGGCACCAGTCCCGATCATTCACGTCCTCGATGCTGCCCTTTTCGACAGCGAGGCCCGCGACAACGACGGAGAGTGTGAGCTCATTGGCCGCGACGAAATTCGCCACGTCCAATTCCGTCACGCCCCAACGCTCACAGATCTCGGCCAGCCCATAGCAGGGCTTCCTCACAATTCGGCCGCCCACGACATTCATCCCTTCCCGACAAAGCGCAACCGCCGATACGCTTGCACAACCTTGGCCATGTCCTTCCGCATGTCGGGCGGCAGTCGCTGCGCCTCGACGAACAGATCATCCATCCGCACGCCGAGAATGGCGGCGGCGCGCTCTATCAGCTCGTCGCGAGGCGGATTCTCCTGGTCGCGCTCGATGCGCGACCAATAGGCCGCCGAGATTTCCAATCGCTCCGCGAAATCGTTCAACCCGATGCCGAGCGCAGTCCGTCGCTCGCGGATGACCGATCCAAAGCTCACGGTTGCTCTCCTTGAACCAGGCCGTAGCGGCTCAGCCGTACGGCGATAAAGCGCTCCGATACGCCGAAGTCGCCCGCCAGCGCGGCGACCACGCCCTCGATCACCTCGGGCGGGTTGTCGGCCGCCAGGACGCGACAGCCCTGCCGTCCCCGATGCGGCGCATGCACCGTGCGCAGCCGCTCGGACCGCGCGTGCGCCAGCATGCGCAGATGGAGCTGCACCGGCGGTGCCAGCAGCGCCCCCATGAACTCATTCGCCCTGCGCTCGGAGGCCGCGGTGGTCCGATCGAGCAGCGCGCTCGGGCCGGCCGTCACCGCGCGGTAGCGCCGTGCCGGTTCGCCGAGCGCCACTGGCACGTCGAACACCACGTGGCCCAGCTCATGCGCCGCGGTGCTGATCGCGAGGTCCGGCCGCCCGGCCACCATGCGCGCATTCACCGAGACCAGCGCAGTGCCTGGCATGTCGGGATCCGTCTCGCAGACGCCGAGCACGGCCTCCCCGGAGCCATCATGCACAGGATGGTCCAGCTCCCAGGCGACCACGATGGCCCGACCGTTCGCCGACACTGTCCGCGTGGCGGCGACCAGAGCGGCGAGCGGGAGCGCGAATGCACCATGCTCCGTCATGGCCTGGCGGCGCACCTGCGCGGCGACGGCCCAGAGGGTCTGGGCGGACAACGGCCGAGGCGCGCCCGAGGCGGCGTGATGCGGGTACTCAACGGTGATGGACATGCCGGGATCATGACGAATTGCTGTGCGATTGGTCAACAGCATTGTTCCCTTCCTGTTCGCCCGTCCCCGATATCCACAGGCGACCGACTGTGGGAGCAGTTCCCGCATGGGTGGGGCGGAAATCACCGGGCTATCCATCTGATTTCCGCCACATTCGGCCATAAGCCGTTGAATTAGCGTTGGGGAATAAATCCCAACCCACTTCAATTCCCCATTGCGCCCCATTCCGCCTCTTCGCCCCGGCAGGTCGTGTGGTTGTTTCTGGACGTCATAGCCGTCCTCCAGGAGCCACGCCCGATGCCCACCGAGCTTTTCCTCGCCGATCTCGACGTCGTTCACCCCCTCGCCGAACGCTACGCGCGGCGCCTCTGCCGCACATTGGGGCGGCCTAGCCATGAGGGGGAGGACATGGAGCAGGACATGCTGCTCGACCTCCTGGCGCGGCTGCGCGGCTTCGATCCGGCACGCGGGACTCTGGCGGCCTTCGCCACGGTCTGTTTCCAGCACCGCGCGTCCCGTCTCGCGACCCGTCTTCGCCGCGAGAAGCGCGAACGGCATGAGGCGTCGCTGGACGACGCGGTGCCCGGCCAGGAGGAGGAACTGACCCTCGCCGACATCATCCCCGAATCGGAGGGGTATGCGGCGTGGTGCGGTCAGCAGACCGACGCGGTGTCCGCACTGGAGCGCCGCCTCGACCTGGATCGCGCCGGCGCCGTCCTGGACCAGCGCGACCACAGCATCTGCGCAGCCCTGACGCAGTGCACGCCGCACGAGCTCGGCCAGCAGGGTCCCCTGCCGCGGTCGGTTCTCTACCGCCGCATCCGCGAAATGCGCCTGCGGCTGCTCGCCGGTGGCATCGCCGCGGCGGCCTGAGACGGATCGGCGAGGCGCTGGGTAGGGCTAAGTATGGACACCAACATCACCGACATCCGCGCAGTGTCGAAGCCTCTCACCGAGGCGTCGCTCTGCACCTGGCTGGGCGCCGCGGCTCCCGGCGACAGCATCACCTACCACCGCGGCGCGCTCGCCCGGCAGGTCTGCCCGCAGTTGCAGTGCCTGCCCGAGCCGGAGCGCACCGCGCTGCAGCGCCTGGCGGCACGCGCCTGGAAGCTGGCCGAGCTCGGCCTCGCCGATATCGTTCAGCGCCGGCACGGCTATGAGGACTACGCCTATATCCTCGTCGCGCGCCGCCGTCCGCGCCGCTACGCATCGTCCATCCTGCCGCTGCTGCTCGCGGAGGCCGCGTGATGGACGCGCCCCGCACCAACCGCCCCACCCTCGACGCGCTGCGCCACATGCCGGTGAGCGACGTTATCGCGCTGCCGGCCGAGCATCTGGCGCTGCTGCAGACCGATGCGCGCGAGGCGCTGGACGCCGCCAAGCGCATGCAGGACTGGATCGAGGCCGCGATCGCGCTCCGCTACGAGCAGCGCGCGATCGGCGCCCGTGCCGCAGCTGGCAAGGACACCGGCACGGTCCGCTTCCAGGACGGTACCGTGGAGATCGCCGTCGATCTGCCGAAGAAGGTGGATTGGGATCAGGCCCGGCTCGCCGCGCTGTCGGAGCAGATCCGCGCCGGTGGCGAGGATCCCGCCCAGTACGTCGAGGTCAGCTTCAAGGTCTCGGAGCGGGCCTACACCGCCTGGCCTGAGCGCATCCGCCAAGCCTTCGAGCCAGCCCGCACCGTGCGTACCGGCCGCGCCACGTATCGCCTCGCGATCATGTCCGAGACGGCGATGCGCGACAGCCCACATGCCGGCGCCCTCCATCCTCTGCGGGGGGCTCTCTGATGGCGCTGCGCATCGTCACGGCCGACGACCGGCTCTCTGCCGCCGCGAACAAGACCACCATGGTCATCGTCGGCGAGAGCGGGTCGGGCAAGACCACCCTGGTCAAGGTGCTGCCCCCCGTCGAGACGGCCTTCCTCGACCTCGAGGCCGGTATGAAGTCGGTGCAGGACTGGCGCGGCGATAGCATCCCCGTGCGCTGCTTCGAGGACATGGTGGTTCTCACCTCCCTGATCGGCGGCCCGAATCCTGCCGCCCCGCCCACCGCCTTCTTCTCGAACGAGCACTACGCCCATTACGCCGCGCAGCATCCCGACCTCGTCGCGATGCTCGCCCGCAAGTCGATCATCTTTGTCGACAGCATCACCGATCTGACGCGCCAGGCCATGGTCTGGGCCAAGAAGCAGCCCGAGGCCTTCTCCGACAAGACCGGCAAGCCGGACACCCGCGGCGCCTATGGCCTGCTCGGGCGCGAGGTCATTGGCCTGCTGAAGCACCTCCAGCACGCGCCAGGCAAGACCGTGATTCTGGTCGGCATCCTGGAGAAGCACACCGACGACTTCGGCCGCGTCACCTGGCAGCCGCAGATGGAGGGCGGCAAGGCCGGCCGCGAGCTGCCCGGCATCGTCGATCAGGTCATCACCCTCTCGCTGTTCTCCCGCGATGGCGACGGCGCGCTCGTCCACGACCCTCAGCGCGGCACGGAACGCCGGTTGGTCTGCCAGGCGGGCAACCGCTTCGGGCTGCCGGCCAAGGACCGCTCCGGCCGCCTCGACGAGACCGAGCCGCCGGATCTGCTCGCGCTGCTCCGCAAGATCAACGCCCCAGCCGCATCCCCCGCCTGACCCGAACCCGAGAGGCACACCGATCGATGTACGACATGAACGACGCCGAACTGCCGCGTGGCTCCGACCTCATCCCCGACGGCACCTTTGCCAAGGTGACCATGGTGATCCGCCCTGGCGGGGTGGATGGTCAGGGCGAGGCCGACCGCGGTCTCCTGAAGGCATCCCGTGGTGGCGGCGACACCGCCATGGTGGACGGCGAATTCACCGTCGCCGCCGGCCCGCATATCCGGCGCAAGTTCTGGCAGACCTTCACGGTGGTCGGCGGCAAGGTCGACGAGCACGGCGTGTCCATCGCCTGGAAGATCTCGAAGGGGACCTTCCGCGCCATGATCGACAGCGCGCTGGGTCTCGACCCGCAGGATATGGGCGAGGCCGCCAGGGCAAAGCGGGTCCTGCGCGGATTGTCCGACCTGTCGGGCATCACCTTCGCCGCAAAGATCCGGGTCGAGCCGGCGAATGACCCGCGCTACAGCGACAGCAACCGCCTCGATCGCGTGGTGCTGCCGGGCGAGCCGGAATACGCGTGCATCATGGCGGGCGAGCCGGTGCCGGCTTCGCCCAGCGGCCAGCGCGCCGCGAAGCCTGCCGCTGCTCCCACGCCCGCCGCCCCTGCCTGGGCCAGCACGGCAGCGCCGCCGACCGCCGCACTGGCGTCGCCTTCCTGGGCCGCACCGGCGGCGACGCCGGCCGCCCCGCCCCCCCGTTCGGCACCCCCCGCCGCCGGTGGCCCGGCCTGGCTGAACGGATGATGCGCGGATGGTCCGTCGCCGCTGGACGCGGCCGGCGCAGCCGCGTGCTGCGGCCAAGTCCCTGCCACCGCCGCGCGGTTGCTCGCCCGATGATCAGGTGCGTCGCCTCACATGCGCGATCTGCGGGCGAGAGGCGAAGGGCTTTGGCTACATCCACGAGATGCGGCTGGGCGAGTTCCCGCACCACCGCTTCTGCTCGATGCGCTGCTGCGAGGCAGGCGGCGCGATGGCCCGCAGGTGCAACGGCGTGATCGACAAAACGCAGATGGAAGAGCGCGCAGTGAAGGACGCGCGCCGGCCGCTCGCCGAGGTGCTGGTGGAGCTGAACCTCATGGCGCCGTTCCACGACCGGAGTGCCACGGAGATCGACCGCATCATCGAGGCCTGCGTCGACGGCTTCCAGGCATCCATGCAGCGCCAGGCAGCCGAGCGGGATCCGCTCGACGACCCGATTCCATTTTGACCCCTCAAGCAGAAGGCAACCATCGATGACGTGTGTACCCGATAATCCCGACGCATTGCTTCGGCGCGAGCTTACGGCCGCGGCACTCACTGAACTTGGATATCCGGTTTCGCCACGCACTCTCGCCACCAAAGCCACGCGCGGCGGCGGCCCGCCCTACTCGGTGTTTGCCGCTCGCGCGCTCTACCGCTGGGGCGATGCTCTGGAATGGGCTCGGCGCAACACGACCCAGCCCCTGCGTTCGGCGCGCGGCGCCGCTGCCGCCAAGAGCAGCGAGTGACCAGTACCGCAGTGATCACCCCTTCGAACACTCAGGGCGCATCGATCATCGTCGCGACGAGCCGCTGCACGTCCCTGCCGGCAGGGCGTGCGGGTCAATGATCGATCTGAACCACGGCTCCGGCCTCGTCTACGGAGGGCAAAGCATGGCCCTCTGCGACGCCCCAGCGGTCACCGCCCGCATCAACGCGCATGTCGATGCGGCGCTGGTCGCGCGCAACCAGCAACAGCGCCCCCGCGACTATCTTGGCGGCAGCCGCATCGGCGAGACCTGCGCCCGCAAGCTGGTCTACGAGGTGGCGCACACGCCGAAGGATGCGGGCCGGGACTTCGACGGTGGCATCCTGCGCATCTTCGATGCCGGGCACCAGTTCGAGACGCTGTCCATCCGCTGGCTCCGTCAGGCCGGGTTCGACCTGCGTGACCGGGGCGCCGATGGCGAGCAGTTCGGCTTTGCCACCGCGGGCGGAAAGCTACGCGGCCATGCCGATGGCGTCATCGTTGCCGGGCCCGATGTAGGTATTCGGTGGCCCTCTCTCTGGGAGCACAAAGCGCTCGGCCAGAAGTCGTGGACCGACCTCGTCAAACACGGTCTGCGCCAGTCCAAACCGATCTACTTCGCCCAGGTGCAGCTCTACATGGCCTACCTCGAGCTCGAGGTCGCGCTGCTCACCGCGCTGAACCGCGACACGCTGGCGCTGCACCACGAGGCAGTCCCGTTCGATGCTGCTGAAGCGCAGCGCCTGTCCGATCGCGCCGTCGATATCCTTCGCGCTGCTGAGGCCGGCGAGTTGCCGCCGCGCATTGCAGCCCATGCCGACTTCTACCTCTGCCGCTTTTGCGCCTACGCGGCACGCTGCTGGGAGAATGCCCGATGACGCCTGCCACCTCCTCGCGCATGACGCCTCTTGCTTTCAGCTTGAAGCGTCATGTCCTTCGTCACGCACAGCGCTTTTGGTGCGAGATCGATGCCAAGGCGGTCGCTGCCGCCCCGATCTATATCTTTCCCGATAGTAGCCGCTTCAACTCTGACGATGTCGAGCGGCTCGCCACCAGCAACCTGGGCGGCACGCTCAAGCTGCCGCACCCGCACTGCATCTTTGAACTTCAAGATCCCGAAGAGCCCGAGGCATGTCTCGCCTCCTATGCACGTGCCACCGAGGTAGGCGTCGATAGCTTCCTGTTCCGCTTTCTTCCAGAGCGGAATTGCTGGAGCGACCTGATGGCCGCCGCGGAATTCCTGCCCAACGGTGTGGCCGAAGTCATGGGCCACCCAAAGGAGCAGGACCCGAACCATTACGCGCCGACCTTCGAGGCAGCGACCTCCATGATCTGGCGCGCGCTCGGACTGCTCTCCATCCCCACACCGCTGGCCGAACGGCAGCTCTCGCCACTGCGTCGGCGATCCTTTGCGAAGGATGGCGTGCGCGGATGGAACTATCGTGTCGCCGACATCCAGCCACACATCATCGCATCCGCGCTGGCTGAGCGCAGCGGCTCACATGCCTCACCCCGCTGGCACATTCGCCGTGGGCACTGGCGTACGCTGGCTGATGGTCGCCGCGTCTTCGTCCGCGAATGCGAGGTCGGCGATATCGCGCGTGGTGGCGTCATCAAAGATTATCAGGTGAATGGCGGGGAGCTTGCATGAGCTTCACACCCTCTCCCCAGCAGGCCGACGCCATCCGCGCTATCGTGGATTGGTTCCAGAATCGGACCCACCAGCAGCAGGTGTTTCGGCTGTTCGGCTATGCCGGCAGCGGCAAGAGCACCGTCATCACCTACGCCATCCAGGCCATCGGCATCGACGTGGCTGCCGGCGGTGACGAGGAGGATGCGGCACGCCGCCGCATTCTCTTCGCGGCCTTCACCGGCAAGGCGGCGCTGGTGATGACGCGCAAGGGCACGCCCGCCTCCACCATCCACTCCCTCATCTATCGCGTCTCGGAGGCGACGCCGGAGGAGATCGACCGCGTCGAGCGCGACCTGCTGTACCTGCAGCGTGGCCTCGGCCGTATGGCACCCGCTGAACGCGCCTTCGCGGAGATGCAGATCAGCAAGTTGCAGCTGCGCCTCGCCGATATCCACAAGCCCACCTTCCTGCTGAACGAGCAGTCGCTGGTGCGCGACGCCGACCTCATCGTGCTGGACGAGGTGTCGATGGTTGGGCCCGAGATGGCCGCCGACCTGCTGGCCTTCGGCAAGCCCATCCTGGTGCTGGGCGATCCCGGCCAGCTGCCACCCATCAAGGGCACCGGCGCCTTCACGGAGGCAAAGCCGGACATCATGCTCACCGAGATCCACCGGCAGGCCGGCGAGAGCGCGATCATCCGCCTCGCCACCATGGCGCGGCAGGGCATCGACATTCCGCCCGGCGAGCATGACGCCCATGTCTGGAAGCTGCCGCGCAATGCGGTGCGGCCCGAGCAGATGCTGCGCGGCGGTCAGGTCATCTGCGGCCGCAACGACACGCGGCGCTGGCTCAACAGCCAGATCAAGCAGGCCGCTGGCTTTCCCGCACCCTATCCCGCAGGCCAGGACGAGAAGCTCATCTGCCTGAAAAACCGGCACGACCTGGGTCTGGTCAACGGCATGTTCCTCTCGCTGGCGGAGATCCGACATGAGAGCGACGTCGCCTTTTCGGCCACGATCACCACGGAGGATGGCGTCGTCATCGCCGGCCGGTATCGGTTCTACAAGGGCCATTATGACGATCACGTCCGCTACGACCGGGAGCGTCTGACCCGCGACTACCGCGAGATGCGCGGGTTGATCGAGAGCAGCTGGGGCTATGCCATCACCTGCCACAAGGCCCAGGGCAGCCAGTGGGAGAATGTCGTCGTCTATGATGACGGGCTGAGCCGCACGGCCGAGGATCGTAATCGCTGGCTCTACACCGCCATCACGCGCGCCGAACGCGGGTTGGTGATCCTTGATTGACCTGAACGACGCCACGCCACCGGCATCCTCAGTCCGCTACGACCTGGACGCCATTGGTGCCCGCCTGCGCGACAGCGCCCATGCCTGGGTGCCGGGGCTGTTCCCCAATGGGCGGCGCCAGGGCGATGAATGGCGGCTGGCCAACATCCAGGGCGCGCCGCCGCGCCAATCCGGGTCCTGCGTAATCATGCTGGCCGGCGAGCATGCCGGCGACTGGCATGACTTCGACGGCGCGCAGGGTGGCGGGCCGTTCAGCACGCTGGAGCACGGCACCGGCCTTTCGGGGCGGCTGCTGTTTGCCGAGGCTGCGGCGCGTGTCGGTTGGACGGGCGAGGCGCCGGCGCGGCAGGACCCGCCGCCAGCGCGCAAGCCAGAGCGTGACATGACGCATGAGATCGGCTTCGTGCGGGAGCACGCGGTGCCGATCGCTGGGACGGCCGCAGAGACCTATCTGAGTGCCCGCGGCCTGGCCGTGCCGATCGGCTCCGACCTGCTTTTTCACCCCGACCTGACGAACTTCGAGACCAAGGCCGGCTATCTGGCGATGATCGGGCTGGTCCGCGACGTCGCCGGCGAGGTGATCGCGCTCCATCGCACCTATCTGCAGCAGGATGGCGACACTGTCCGCAAGGCCGATGTCCCCAAGCCGCGCATGATGATGGGCAAGGTCGGTGGCGGCGCGGTGCGCCTGGCGCCGATCGGCGCGCTTGGCGTGCTCGGGCTCTGCGAGGGCATCGAGACTGGCCTCGCCGTCATGGCAGCCTGCCCAGGGCTACCGGTCTGGGCCACCCTTTCCACCTCCGGCCTCGAGCAGGTGCAGCTGCCGCCTGAGGCCCAGCGCATCATCATCCTCGCCGACCATGACGCCTCCGGCGCCGGCATGCGCGCCGCGGACGCGGTGGCGGGCCGCCTTCGCCGCAACGGCATCATCGCCGCGATCGCCAGGCCGCCGCAGCAGGGTGACGACTTCAACGACATGCTGGGCCGCGATGGCCCCGAGGCCATTGCCGCCCTGGTAGACGCCGCCCTGCGCGCAGCAGCCACGCCGCCGCCGCCAGCGGAGGACGAGATCGGCCGCCACCTGCCGCTGGGCTTCCAGGAGCCGGCCGCGCCATTGCCGGTGCTGCGCGCCGATGAGGGCAATCTTCGCCGCGCCACCGACCGCGCCTGGAGCGCGATCCTCGCTTCCAACCGCACGCCCTGGCTGTTCCGGCTCGGCGGGCTGCCCAGCTGGGTCACGCCCGACGATGAGGGGCGGCCCGTCGCCGCCACGGTCTCGGAGGAGCGGCTCCGCCACATGCTGGCCAAGCTGGCGGATTGGCGGAAGGTCAACGCCAAGGGCGATGCCATCCCCGCGCCGCCGCCCACCGGCGTGGTGAAGTCGCTGCTGGCCACCCCGGATCCCGGACTGCCCATCCTCGCCGGCATCGTCACCACGCCGGTCTTCGGGCGCGGCGGCGTGCTGCTCACCGAACCGGGCTACCACCCCGACGCCCGCCTGCTCTATCGCCCGACCACGGGCTTTCGCCTGCCAGCGGTTCCCGATCGGCCTTCGTCCAAGGACATCGCCGCGGCGCGCTCCCTGCTGCTGGATGACCTGCTGGGCGACTTCCCCTTCACCAGCACCGCCGAGCGCGCCCACGCCCTGTCCCTGCTTCTGCTGAGCTTCCTTCGCGCCATGATCGACGGCCCGACGCCGCTGCATCTAATCGAGAAGCCCACCCCCGGCACCGGCGCCACGCTGATGGTGGACGTCATCGCCACCGTGCTTACCGGCGTCGGCGCCTCGGTCATGACCGAGGGACGCGACGACGAGGAATGGCGCAAGCGCATCACCGCCAAGCTGCGGCAGATTCCCTCGCTCATCCTGATCGACAATCTGCGCGAGCAGTTGGACAGCTCCGCCCTCGCCGCGGCCCTGACCGCCCCATTCTGGGAGGATCGCATCCTCGGGCAGTCCGAGATGACCCGGCTCCCGATCCGCTGCGCCTGGGTCGCCACCGGCAATAACCCCACCTTCTCGAATGAGATGGCGCGGCGCCTCGTCCGCATCCGGCTCGACGCGCACACCGACCAGCCCTGGCGCCGCGACAGCTTTCGCCACCCCGACCTCATGGTGTGGGTGCGCGCCAATCGCGGCCGGCTGGTCGCCGCCTGCCTCACCCTTTGCCAGGCCTGGATCGTGGCAGGCCGGCCCCGCGGTGGCCGCAGCATCGGCAGCTACGAGATCTGGGCGCAGACGCTGGGTGGCGTGCTGGAGGTGGGCGGCATCGAAGGCTTCCTCGGCAACCTCGACGAGATGATGGCGGCGTCCGACAGCGAGGGCGGGGCGTGGCGGGCTTTCGTGCAGACCTGGTGGGATCGCTTCGGCACAGCAGAGGTCAGCGCCAGCGATCTCTTCGGGCACGCCAAGATCGCCGACCCACCATTGCCACTAGGCGGCAAGGATGAAAACGCCCAGCGCATCCGCTTCGGGTTGGCGCTTCGGAAGCTTCGCGATCGCGCGTTCCGCATCAGCGACAGGATGGTGCACGTCCGGCCAGCGACGGCGCTGCACAACGCGCAGCGGTGGCGTCTCACGCCGTCTCCGAAATGCGACACCGGAAATCCCTCCCAACCCTCCCCGATCACGCCGGCGGGTGGGAGGGTTGTGGGAGGGATGGGAGGGTTTGAAACCAACCCTAGTAGCGAAACGATCCAGGTAGATCCTGGCTCGGGGGAGGGTTGGGAGGGATGGGAGGGATTCTCTACCCCCCACACATGCGCACGCGCGCACACGCACATGAATGGCGCAGGGGCCGGAATTCCCTCCCAACCCTCCCATCCCTCCCCAACCCCTGATTTGACCTGGGTTTCCGGAGGGGAGGGTTCAAAACCAACCCTACCAACCCTCCCCGAGCCCTCGTGGCTGGATGGCGTGCCGTGATGCGCCGTCCGCACAGCACCGGCCCGCCCAGGCCGCGATCGACTGAAAGCCGGGCAGCGACGGCGAGCTCCGCCAAGAACCGCGCCGTCGCCGCCCTCACCAGGATCATCCCCTTTCGGAGACCATCATGGCATTTGCGACTCTCACCATGCCCGCCGCGCATGCAAGCCGCCCGCCCATCGCCCTCCCGCCCGCGATCAGCCTGGCGCAGCATGCCGTGCTCGCCCTGGATCTCGGAACCACCACCGGCTGGGCACTGCGGTCACGTGACGGCGGCATCACCTCCGGCACCATGACCTTCAAGCCGACCCGGTTCGAAGGCGGCGGGATGCGCTTCCTGCGCTTCCGCGGATGGCTGGCCGAGATCGCCGCCCTATCCGGCGGTGTGGCGCGGATCGTGTTCGAGGAAGTCCGCGCCCACGCCGGGACGGACGCTGCCCACATCTATGGCGGCTTCCTCGGCATGCTGACCGCCTGGTGCGAGGAGCACGACGTCCCCTACGAGGGCGTTCCGGTCGGCACGATCAAGCGCTACGCCACCGGCAAGGGAAACGCCGACAAGGCGAAGATGGTCGCCGCCATCCAGGCTCGCGGCTTCGCGCCGGCCGACGACAACGAGGCGGATGCTATTGCCCTTCTGCTATGGGCGACCGATCCCACCGGAGGCCGCGCATGAGAATGCACGGCGCACCGCTGCCGCCCCGGTCCTGCCTCGACCGAGGGACGCGTAGCCCGACCAACGACAGCGAGGTGAACGCCATGCGGGCTGCCGCCTGGCATCGGCACGGCGTGGCGGCGCTTCCTGTCGCCGACATCACGGACGACTGGCTGCGTCAGGCCATCACCAACGAAGCCAATCGGCGCTGGGGGCGCCGCAACGGGGAGAACCACCATGGCCGTTAGGCGTAAGCCCAAGATACTGAAGCCGAAGCACGACGATCTCGCGAAGCCGTCGAAGTGGCGGCTGCAGCATGGTGGCTTCTCGGAGCCGATCCGCGAGGCGGATCCCGAGACCGGCAGCCCAGTCCAGCATCGCCGCGCCGTGGACACGCTCGGCCTGATGTTGGCCCACGGCAGCATCACGCCGCAGATGCACGAAGCGGGTGAGATCTTCCGCGGGCTGTTCCGCGCCGCCTGCTTCGACAGCATGTCGACGTCGCAGATTATGCGCATCCCAGGCACGCGCGTCGACACGCTGTCGACGATGCAGGTCGAGGCACGGCGCCGCGTCGCTGCGGCGCTCGATACGCTGGGCGGGCAGGACAGCCCCTGCGGCTCCTGCGCGTGGTTTGTCATCGGTCTCGAGTTCTCGGTCCGCGAGTGGTCGATGCGGCAGGGCTGGGCCGGACGGAGGGTGCACGGTCCAGTGGGACAGGGCATCCTGGTCGGGTCCCTCGGCATTCTCGCCGTGCACTTCGGGCTGATACCACGAGCGAGGGCGGCGTGACGCGGGATGATCGGGGCGGTGACCATCGCCCCGATCCAGCTGTTACAATTCACCCCGTAGCGGCTCCGAAATCGATGAGGCTAGAAGCAAGACACGTAGAGAAGGTGCGAGAGCGCCGCGGCTGAACAGCCACGCTGCGGCTCAATCGAGACAGTGGCTCTCGAGCCGCAGGGTCCTTCCTGGCCCCGCTGTATGCGGGGGGCGGAAGCGCGCAACATTCCTAGCGCCAGGCCATTTTTCCAGGTTGCCACGCCGCCGCGTTGCCAGCCTCGCCAGGCGGCATTTTTCACCACCACCATCGATTCCAGCAGGTGCGCATGCCCCAGGCCCCATGGTCTGCGAGCGCCGTTGAGGCGCGCGCGGTCGCCTCCCTGCTGCCCTATGCCGGCAATGCGCGAACGCATTCCGCCGAACAGGTGGCGCAGATCGCGGCCAGCATTCTGGAATTCGGCTTCGTAGCGCCGGTCCTGGTGGATGAACGCGGCGAGGTCATCGCCGGCCACGGCCGGCTGCAAGCCGCCAAATCCATGGGGTTGGAGACGGTCCCCACCATCACCCGCGCCGGGCTGACCGAGGCCCAGAAAGCTGCCTACCGCCTGGCCGACAATCGCATCGCCCTGAACGCGGGCTGGGACGAGGCACTGCTCGCCGCCGAGGTGGCGAAGCTGCAGGAGATGGGCGGCCTCGACCTGGCGCTGACTGGCTTCGATGCCGGCGAACTCGATCGGCTGCTGGCCGGCATGGAGCCGGTGGCAACGGAGCCTGGCAACGGGCCGCTTGCCAGCCCGGCCGTTGCCAGCGGCGACCTCCCTGGCAACGACGCGCCGGCGGACGATCCTGCGGATGCGGAACCGGATCCGCCGCGCCAGGCCGTCACCCGCCCCGGTGACCTCTGGCTGCTCGGCGAGCATCGCCTGCTCTGCGGCGACAGCACCGACGCTGCCAACGTGGCGTGCGTGATGGGCGAGGATCGCGCGGCGCTGCTCTTCACGTCGCCGCCCTATGGAAACCAGCGGGACTACACCACCGGTGGCGGCACCGATTGGGATACGCTCATGCAGGGCGTGTTCCAGCATCTCGACGCGGCCATGCGGCCGGAAGGTCAGGTGCTGGTCAACCTCGGCCTGATCCACCGCGACAGCGAATGGATCCCGTATTGGGCCGGCTGGCTTGATTGGATGCGCGCCCGCGGCTGGCGCCGGTTCGGGCTGTATGCCTGGGACCAGGGACCCGGCCTGCCCGGCGACTGGAACGGTCGCCTCGCGCCGGCCTTCGAGTTCGTCTTCCACTTCAACCGCCAGGCGCGCCAGGCGAACAAGATCGTGCCCTGCAAGTGGGCCGGCACGCCGAACAAGGGCAGCGGCCTGCGCGCCGCCGATGGCACCATCTCGGAATACCAGCATGCCGGCCTGCCGGTGCAGGACTTCCGGATCCCGGACAACGTGCTGCGCCTGACCCGGCACAAGGGCCGCGGCATCGAGACGGAGCACCCTGCGGTGTTCCCGGTGGTGCTGCCGGAGTTCCTGATGCGCTCCTACACCGACGAGGGCGAGGCGGTGTTCGAGCCGTTTGGCGGTTCCGGCACCACGATCCTGGCAGGCCAACGCACCGGCCGCCGCGTGCGCGCGATCGAACTGGCGCCGGCTTATGTCGACCTGGCGATCGCCCGTTGGCGCATGTTGCATCCGGACCTGCTGGTGACGCTGGCGGACGATGGTCGCGATTCCGATGCCGTCGCCGCGGCGCGCATGGAGGCCACCGCCGATGCGGCCTGACCTTCAGATGGAGATGATGCCGGTGGCGTCGCTCGCGGCCTATGCCGCCAACGCGCGCATGCACCCCAGCGAGCAGGTGGCCCAGCTGGCGGCGTCCATCGCCGAGTTCGGCTTCAATGTGCCGGTGCTGGTGGACGATGCCGGCGTGCTGATCGCGGGCCATGGTCGCGTCCTCGCCGCGCGCGCCCTCGGGCTCGACGCAATTCCTGCCATCCGGCTCGGCCATCTGACCGAGGCGCAGGCGCGGGCCTTTCGGCTGGCGGACAACCAACTGGCGCTGAACTCGACCTGGGACGAGAGCCTGCTCGCCGGCGAGTTGCGGGAACTGCGCGCCGACGAATTCGACCTGGGCCTGATCGGCTTCGACCAGGCGGCGCTGGATCGCCTGCTGGCCGACGCAACGGGCGACGTCGCGACTGCTGCTGGCGATCCCGACGCGCCGGCGCCCGAGCCACCGGTCGTGGCGGTCACCCGTGCGGGCGACCTTTGGCAGCTTGGGGCGCATCGGCTGCTCTGCGGCGACGCCACATCCGCCGCCGATGTCGCGCGCCTGCTGGATGGCGCGACGCCACATCTGATGATCACCGACCCACCCTACGGCGTGAACTATGATCCGGAATGGCGAAACGAAGCCGGCGTCTCGGCCACGATGCGTACCGGCAAGGTGGCGAATGACGATCGCGCCGACTGGCGGCAGGCCTGGGCGCTGTTCCCCGGCAACGTGGCTTATGTCTGGCACGCCGGTGTGCACAGCCGCACGGTGATCGACAGCCTCGAGGCCGTGGGCTTCGTGATCCGCAGTCAGATCGTCTGGGCGAAGTCGCGCTTCGTGCTGGGCCGCGGCGACTATCACTGGCAGCACGAGCCCTGCCTCTATGCCGTCCGCAAGGGCGCGACCGGCCACTGGCAGGGCGCGCGCGACCAGGCGACGCTCTGGGCCATCTCCAATGGCGGCGACGAGGATGCCGCCACCGTGCATGGCACGCAGAAGCCGGTCGAATGCATGCGCCGCCCGATCATCAACAACAGCGCCGCCGGCGAGGCGATCTATGATCCGTTCCTCGGCAGCGGAACCACGCTGATTGCCTCGGAAACGACGGGCCGGACCTGCTACGCGGTGGATATTGATCCGCGATATGTCGACGTCGCCGTACTGCGGTGGCAGCGCATGACGGGCAACGCTGCTGTCCTAGCCGGCGAGGAGCGGGTGTTCAGCGACGTCGGTGCCGCGCGTGGAGCGGCGCTGCCACTTTAGGACGCCGCTCTGGACATAGCGCAGCGCGACTGATCGGATGCCGTATCGGCGCGGGGGGCGGTCAATTGGCACGCATGGGTGATGGCTATGGGAGCGAGTGTCATCTCCTCCGATTTCTTGGGCGGCATCGCGACCTGCTCGACCGGCAAATTTCCGGAATCATCGGCAGCGATGCTGTGCGGTGGTGTGACTATCCCTTCGACCCCTCGAATGCCTGGCTCGATGGCGAGTGGAAAGGGATCGGCTTCCTCCCCAATCCCGAGGCCCTGGAGCCAGCCTGGAAGAGGGCATGGCCGACCACGGGCAACCCGCCGAACTGGGACGCAGTCGGCCAGATCCACGTCGACGGGGCCTGGGAATGGTTGCTCGTCGAAGCAAAGGCAAACATCGAGGAAGTGCGATCTTCATGCCAGGCCAAAGAGATTGGCGGACGTCCCCTTATCGCGAGGACGCTCGCTGAGGCGAAGTCAGGCCTCGGCGTATCGGAAGATCGAGACTGGCTGAACGGCTACTACCAATATTGCAATCGCATCACGATGCTGAATTTCTTGCAGAGGAACGGGATCAACGCTCGGCTGCTGTTCATCTATTTCACCGGAGATCGCAACGGGCCTGGACGGACATGCCCGCCAGACGAGGCCGGATGGGAGCAGGCGCTCAGAGCGCAGCACCAGCACGTTGGCCTTCCGGCAGGACACGCTCTTGAAGGCCGCATCCACCGGCTATTCCTGCCGGTGAGACCAGCATGACGAAGTGCCGCGGATCGTCATGATCCGCGGCATCCGCATCTCAGAGCGTGTCTATGCGGCTTGCTTCAACCCATGACCGTGTAGACCGTGTAGGAGCCACGTGCGCCTTCCTTGTTGGGGCCAATCTGGCGGACCCGCTCCATCACCTCGACCGCGTGGCCTTTCTTCTTCAGCCCGGCGAAGAATCCGCGCACCGTGTGCTGTGCCCATCCCGTCGCCTCCGCGATCTGCGCGACCGTCGCCCCCTCGGGGCGGCGCAGCATGGCCAGCACCTGCTCCTGCTTCGTGCCCTCGCGCGGCTTGCGCGGCGCGCCGGGATCCCGCGGAGCGCGGGCGGGCTTGCCGGCCAGGAGGGTGCGCAGGGCCTCCATCGGCGCGTCCAGGGCGCCGATCATGTCACCCTCGCGGTTGGCCTCGTCATCCCAAGCGGCGAGGATCGCCGCGGCGGTGTCGCGCAGGCTGGCGCGCGGCGTGGCGGCGCGTTCCGTGAGGGCCTGGTCGAGCAGAGCGATTTCCTCCGCCAGGGGCGCGCCCTGGGCCGCCTCGGCGGCGGGTGCGTCCTGCGGCACGGGCGCCGGCTCCTTCGCGCCCGTGGGCGCCGTGTCGGGCACGCTGCCCTCGATGCCCGAGCAGTCAGGCTCGCCCGGCTTCGCGTTGCCCTCGTTCGGGTCGATGCCGATGGCGCGCAGCCCCTCGTCGGTGATGCGCGCCACGATCCGGGTGCCGTCATCATCCTGGCGCCAGCCGAGCCCGACATGCTCCCGCGGCGCGTTGATCTCGGTGAGCAGGTTGTTCTTGATCAGGCTGCGGAACACTGCGTTGCGCGCGGCGGCTGGCAGGGTCTTCGGCGCGCGGGCGAGGCCCATCTCGTGCTGCGCGGCGGCGCTGAGGATCACGCGCTGGCTATCGGAAAGCTTCGTCATCGTGGTGGTCTCCGGTTCCGGGTGCCGGTCATCGGCCCCTACTGCCGGGAGCCCCGCCGGGCAGAACCCGGTCGGGGCGGTGCGGAAGTGACCCGCTTCAGGCTTCGTATTCGCCGCGGCGGAAATGCTGGTCCGCGATGTCCTTCAGCTTCGCGGTGGCATCCGAAAGCCAGGCGGCCTCGCCCCAAAGCACCGTCTCGGGATCTGCGCCGAAATGGTCTTCGCTGGCCTGGGTGAGTTCCGCGAGGAGGGCGTCGAATTCGGCTTTCTTCGCGAGGAAGGCGGCCAGGCTGTTTTCCTGGTTGCGGGCGGCGCGGGCTTCGCGGTCGGTCATGCTGGTCTCCGTCGTGGTGCAGGGCGTGATGCTCTGCGTGTGACGGACCATTCGCGCTGTGCCGCGCGTGAGCCAAGCGCATCTCGCGCGCATCGAATTGCTAAGATCGGAGGGGTTCGATCACATCATGATCGCAGCCGCTTCCGATGCGCTGGTGCCCTCGCAGCGCGAGGTTGCGCGCCGGCTCGGCATCTCGCACACCGCGCTGCAGAAGGCCGCCCAGTCCGGCCGCATCGCGCAGGAGCCGGGCGGCGGCTGGGATGTCGAGAAGGTCCGCGCGCGCCTGGCCGCAAGCAGCGATCCGGCGCGCAAGACAGCGGCCATGGTGACGCCGGTATCGGCACAGCCCTTGCCACCCCCGGCCGCGCCGCGGCCAGCGTTCGTCGCCCCGCCCCTGCCGGAGCCGCTGCCCACGCCATCCGCCGGCGGCAGCAGCTTCCATAATGCCCGCACCGCGAACGAGATGCTCAAGGCGCAGGAGCGAAAGCTCCGGCTCGATGAGCGGCGCGGCCAGCTGGTCGAGAAGGCTCGCGCCCTCATGCTCGTGCACCGGCTGGCCAAGGAGGAGCGCGATGCCATCCTCGCCTGGCCGGCCCGTATCGCCGCCGAGCTAGCGGCCGAACTCGGCGTCGATGCCCACCGGCTGCAGACGCTGATGGACGCCCGGCTGCGGCAACACCTGGCCGAACGCAACGACGTCCGCGTGGCGGTCGCGTGATGACCGGCGAACAGATCATCGGCGAGCTCGGCAACTTCGACGGCGCCGCCGAGATCCTGCAAGCCTGGCGCGACGGCATGGCGCCGGAGCCGGCGCTGCTGGTCTCGGACTGGGCGGACAAGCACCGCATGCTCGGCTCCCGCGGCAGCGCCGAGCCGGGACCATGGCGCACCAACCGCACGCCCTATCTGCGCGACGTGATGGATGCGCTGTCGCCGGCACATCCGGCACGGCGCGTCGTGTTCATGAAGGGGGCGCAGGTCGGCGGTACGGAGTGCGGCAACAATTGGATTGGTTACGTCATCCACCACGCGCCGGGCCCGATGCTCGCCGTGCAGCCGACAACGGAACTGGCAAAGCGCTTCTCGGATCAGCGCATCGACCCGCTGGTGGAGGAGACGCCCGCGATCCGGCAGCGGGTCGCCCCGGCCCGATCGCGCGACAGCGGCAATCGCCAGCTCAGCAAGGAGTTCCCGGGCGGCCAGTTGGTGATGACCGGCGCCAACAGCGCGGTCGGGCTGCGCTCCATGTCGGCCCGCTTCCTGTTCCTCGACGAAGTCGACGCCTATCCCGGCGACGTCGAGGGCGAGGGTGATCCTGTCGCGCTGGCCGAGGCCCGGGCACGCACCTTCGGCTGGCGCCGCAAGACGCTGCTGGTCTCGACGCCCACCATCTCGGGCCTGTCACGCATCGAGCGGGAGTATCTGGCCAGCGACCAGCGGCGATTCTTTCTGCCGTGCCCGCATTGCGCGGCGATGCAGTGGCTGCGCTTCGAGCGGCTGGTCTGGGACAAGGGCGAGCCGGACACCGCCCGCTATCTCTGCGAGGCCTGCGACGGCGCGATCGGCGAGCAGCATAAGACCGCGATGCTGGCCGGCGGCGAATGGCGCCCCACCGCCATCCCGCAGGATCCACACGCGATCGGCTTTCACATCTCGGCGCTGTACTCCCCGGTCGGCTGGTTCTCCTGGTCGCAGGCGGTGCGGGATTGGGAGGCGGCGCAGGGCGACGACCGCGCCATCAAGACATTTCGGAACACCGTCCTGGGCGAGACCTGGCAGGAAAGCGGCGAGGCGCCGGACTGGCAGCGGCTCTACGATCGGCGGGAGGAATGGCCCACGGGCACAGTCGCCGCCGAGGGGCTGCTGCTCACGGCCGGTGTCGACGTCCAGCGCGATCGCCTCGAGGCCAGCATCTGGGCCTGGGCGCAGGATCGCCAGTCCTGGCTGATCGAGCATCGCATCCTGGTGGGCAATCCCTTCGAGGCGGTGGTGTGGGACGAATTGCGGGCCCTGCTGGGCGAAACCTGGCGGCACGCCTCCGGCCACCGGCTCGGCCTCGCCATGACGGCGATCGACAGCGGCGATGGCATGACGACCGCCGAAGTCTATGCCTTCGTGCGCCGCGCCGGTGCCGGCCGCGCCATTGCCGTGAAGGGTCAGGACGGGCTGCGGGCCGCGATTGGCCAGCCCTCCGCCACGGAGGTGCGGCGGAACGGCCGCAAGCTGGGCGGGCTGAAGGTCTGGCCGGTCGGCTCGTCCTTCCTGAAGGGCGAGACCTATGGCTGGCTGAAGCTGGAGCGGCCAACGGCGGAGAGCGGCGATCCGTTCCCGCCAGGCTTTGTCCACCTGCCGCTGCATGCGGCCGGCGAGGAATTCTGCCGCCAGCTGACCGCCGAGCAGTTCGTCGCGCGCGCCGGCCGCAATGGCTTTCGCCGGCTCGAATGGGTCAAGACGCGCGAGCGCAACGAAGCGCTGGACTGCCGGGTCTATGCCCGGGCCGCCGCGGCGGCACTCGGCATGGATGGTTGGGGCGACGGGCGTTGGGCGCGGATGGCGGATGCGCTGTCGCTGCCGGCAGGCGAGATTCCCACCGGCGGGAATGTCGCTCCTCCATCGCCGCCGCAGGCCGCGACTGACACCCAACGCCCACGCGGCTGGCTGGCGCCCCGCAACGGCTGGCTTCGCTGAAGGAGGACGTGATGAACCCGACCGTCCTCGCCTGGGCACTGACCCAGCCTGCCGGCACCCGTGCCGCCGTCCTGGCCGCCGCCTTCACTGGCGGCACCACGCGCGTGACCTTCGACGGCCGCACGGTGGAGTACCGCTCCCTGGATGAGCTCGGCCGCGCGCTATCCGTCCTGCACGCCGCCGAAAACACCGGCGCGCGCCGCCCCAACGTCACCTTCGCCAGCTTCTCGCGCGAGGGCACAAAATGATGGGGCGTCTCCGCGATGCCTGGCATGCGCTGCGTGGCTATGCCGCCGCCCAGGACGGCCGCGCCTCGAGCTGGGCTGCCTCGGGGGGCAGCGCCACGGCCGAGGTGGGTGCCGCCGCACCCACGGTGGCGCGGCGCGCCCGCGATGCTGTCTGCAACGACCCGTATGCCACGCGCATCGTCGACCTCTGGACCGGCAATGCCGTCGGCGCCGGCATCACCACGCGCTGGCCGGACAAGCCGCATGCCGAGGCGTGGCGCCGCTGGTCCGACAGCACCGCCTGCGACGCCGAGGGGCGCCTCGACCTCTATGGCCTCCAGGCGCTGGTCATGCGGGCGGTGGTGGAAAGCGGCGAATGCTTCGTGCGACTGCTGCCGGCCGACATCACGCCGGCGAACCCGATCGGTCTTCGCCTCCAGGTACTGGAGAGCGATCACCTCGACACGGCCCGGCAAGGCGTCATCGACGGCGTCCCCACGCTGCAGGGCATCGGGCTGGGCGAGGCGGGGGAGCCGGTCGGCTATTGGCTCCACCGCGTGCACCCCGGCGCGTCTTGGGTCCTGCCGGGCGGTGCGACCTGGCTCAGCAGCCAGCGCGTCCCGGCGCGCGACGTGCTGCATATCTACCGCAAGCGCCGGCCGGGCCAGCTGCGCGACGTCTCCTGGCTCGCCCCGGTGCTCACTCGCCTGCGCGACCTCGGCGATTACGAGGCCGCGCTCCTCATGAAGGCCAAGATCGAGGCGTGCCTGGCGGCGGTCGTCTCCGAGGATGGCGATGAGGCCATGACCGGTCCGGCCTCCGGTCTGCTCCGCGATGCCCAGGGCCGCACGGTCGAGAGCTTCGAGCCCGGCATGATCCTGTATCGCCGTGGCATGGGATCGGTGGAGGTGGTGAACCCCTCCGGTGGTGGATCGCATGCGGCATTTGCACGCCGTGCCCTCGAGGCGTCGGCCGTCGGCACGGGCCTGACCTATGACCAGGTGGCGGGCGACCTGACCCAGGCGAACTACTCCAGCCTGCGCGCCGGCAAGATCGAGTTCCGCCGCCTCTGCGAGCAGGTGCAGTACGGCATGCTGATCCCAATGCTGGTGCGGCCCATCGCGGATCGCTTCCACGCGCAGGGCGCACTGCTCGGGCTCTGGGGCGCGGAGGTGCCCGAGGGCCTGTCGCACGTCCCGCCGGCGCACGAGATGATCGATCCGCTCAAGGACACCACCGCCCTCATCGCCCAGGTCCGCGCCGGCTTCGTGCCGCAGCCCGAGGCGGTCGGCGCCTTCGGCTACGACTTCCGCCAGGTGGTCGAGATGATCCGCGAGGCCAATGCGCTGCTCGACGAGGCCGGGCTCTCGCTCGACAGCGATCCGCGCCGCGTTGCGAAGTCCGGCGCCGCCCAGGACGCTGCGCAGCTCGCCGCCATCGAAATCGCCGCCACCGGCGCTGCTTCGCCGCGTGCCGATGCGGGCGCTGCGCCCAATCCAGGAGCATCCCCATGATCGCAGGCGCCTACGACTGGACCGACGACATGCTCAAGATCAAGAGCATGCAGAAGAAGTTCCGCGACAGCTTCAACGGCACCGAGATCAACCCAGCACGGTGGGAGATCGCGGCCACCGGCGGCGGCATCACCCACACCGTGGCGGATGGCGCCGTCACCATTTCCACTGGCACGACGCTGGACGACGAGCTGACGCTCACCAGCCGCACCACCTTCACCATCCCGCTGCGGGTCATGGTGGCGGTAAACATGAGCCAGCGGATCGTCGGCCAGTCGGTGTGGCTCGAGCTCGTCAGCATCGATCCCACCACCGCCCAGCCGGACGGACGCAGCGCGGCGGCCTGGCGGCTGGATGGGGCCAGCGCGACGCTCGCGAACTACGAAGTCCAGAGCGAGGGTGCCCCACGCCTCGGCAGCACCTCCGGCAGCACCATCCCGACCACTGCCCCCGCGGGCTGGTCGGTGCTGGAACTCGAGCCGACGAACGACGAATGCTACTTCCACGGGCGGCTGCTCGACACCACGGCGGCGCGGTCGAATTCCTATGTCCGCCACCAGCAGATCCCGGAGCCGAATGCGCTGTATCGCTTTCGGATCCGCGTCCGGAACCGGCAGTTCATCAGTGGCATCTCGGCGGTGGCGAACAACGGCGGTGGCGCGGTGCGCATCACCCGCGCGGCGCATGGCTTCGCGACGAACGATGTGGTGACGGTCGGCGACGTCTCGGGCGTACCGGGCGCCAACGGCACGTTCACCATCACGGTGATCGATGCGAACAGCTTCGATCTGGTCGGCTCGACCTTCACCGGCGCCTACCTCAACACCGGCTGGGCCTCGATCTCGCGCAACCTCGCGCCGGTCTCGAGCACCGACATCAAGGTCCAGTTCGTCACCATCGCGGACTATGCCGAGCTCACCACCGAGATCACGGCGGGCCGCGGCCAGTCCGTCGCGGGCCAGGGGCTGGGCGTGAACGTGCTCAGCACCATCCCGCCAACCGTCACGCCCGTGGGTGGTCAGGCGCGCAACACCAGCGGCGCGGTGCCGGTCCTGGCCGCCACCGGCTATTCGGCCAACCCGGTCGCCGTCACCACGGCGCGCGGCGTCGATCTGCTGGCGACGCTGATCGGCGCGCTGGTGACGAAGCCCTACGCCATCCCAGAGGCGGACTGGCAATACGCTGCCGCCGCGGGCGGGATCATCAACACCACCGACGTGGTGCTCCGGGCGGCCGCCGCAGCCGGCATTCGGAACTACGTGACCTCGATCGATGTGCGGAACGCGCATGCGACGGTCGCGACGGAGGTGGTGATCAAGGACGGCGCCACGGTGATCTGGCGGCAGCTGCTGCCAGCCGCGATGGCGGCCCCGGTGGAGATCACCTTTCCCACCCCGCTGCGCGGCACCGCGGCCACGGCGATGAACGTCGCCTGCATCACCACCGGCGCGCAGGTCTACGTCAACGCGCAGGGCTTCGCCGCGCCCTGATCGGCGCTGCCCAGGAGAACGCCTCATGACCGAGCCGATCGAACCGGGCGGGGACCTCCCCGCGCCGGGGGCCACGCCTTTGCCCGATCGACTTCCCACCGCTGGGCAGTCGATCACCGCGTGCCGCGCCCTGGCCGCGCCCGTTACCGTCAATCGCGCGGCGCGCACCGTCGAGGTGGTGTGGAGCACGGGCGCCCGAGCTCGCAACTTCGTGCCGCCCTACGGGCCGATCCTCGAAGAGCTCGACATGCGGCCCGAGGCGGTGCGCATGGACGCGCTGCGCTCGGGTCGGGCGCCCGTGCTGGACACCCACCGCCGTGCCGGGACGCGCGACGTGCTGGGCCGGGTCACCGCCGCCCGCCTCGAGGCCGGCCGCGGCTACGCCACGCTCCAGTTCAGCGGCGCGGACGACGTGGAGCCGGTCTGGCAGCGCGTCGCCGACGGCACGCTGCAATCCGTCAGCGTCGGCTACCGGGTCCATCGCTACGAGCCCCGGCCCGATGCCGCCACCGGCCAGACCATCCACCGCGCCGTGGATTGGGAGCCCTACGAGATCTCGATCGTGCCCATCCCGGTGGACGGCCTCGCCGTGATCCGTGGCGAGGGGAACCAGGGCACCCCCGCCACCGCCATCGAACCCGCCCTGATTGAGGAACCCACCATGCCCGAGACGACGCCGGCTTCGCCGGATCCCGCGCCGGCGCCGCCCGCGCCGCCCACCATCCCGCACCAGGAGATCCCCGTGACCACGACGCCCGCCAGCACCCCGCCCACCGCGCCGCCCGAGCCGACCCGCGCCATGCCGCCCACGCCTGACCTCGAGGCCATCCGCGCCGAGGCCGAACGCGCCGCCGTCGAGCGCATCGCCGGCTACGAGCCGGTCCTGGCCGCCGCCCGTGGCCTGGTGACCGCCGACATGCTCGACACCATGCGCGAGGCCGCCATCCGCGACCGCGTCTCCCCGGAGGTGCTGCGCGGCCGGCTGTGGGAGGCCTTCACGAGCGGCGCCGTGCGCCCGTCCCTGCCGGCGCGCCCCGACACCGGCCCGTCCAACGAGGACCCGTCGCAGCTCCTCGACGCAATGGCTGAGGCGCTCGCCGCCCGCACCATGCCGGGTTACCAGGCCCCGCCGAGCGGCCGCCACACCGAGTTCATGGGCTGGCGCCCCTCGGACATGATCGGGGAACTGCTCCGCGCCCGCGGCGAGCGCAATGTGCCGCGCAACCCGACCATCCTGGCCGAGCGCGCCTTCCACACCACCAGCGACTTTCCGGCGCTGCTGTCCGCCGCGGCCAACAAGATGCTGCTGGCCGCCTATGCGCCTGCGGCACCCACCTACCGCACGCTGTTTCTGCGGCGCGACTTCCGCGACTTCAAGCCGCATCGGCACCTGCGCGTGGGCGACTTCCCGACGCTGCTGCCGCTGTCGGAGAATGGCGAGGTCCAAGCCGGCACCATGTCCGAGAGCCAGGAGCTGGTCTTCCTGCAGACCTTCGCGCGGCGCATCCGCGTCACGCGGCAGATGCTGGTGAATGACGACCTCGGCGCCTTCACCGACTTCGCCAGCATGATCGGCCGGCGCGTCGCCGACTTCGAGAACGCCACCGCCTATGCGCTGGTAAACAGCGCAGCCGGCGACGGGCCGACGCTCACCACCGGTGCGGCGGCAGTGTTCGGGACGGCGGCGGCACGCGCCAACAAGGCGGGCGCCGGCACCGCGCTCGACCTGCCGAACCTCGCACTCGGCCGTGCCGCGGTCATGCGCCAGAAGACCTTGGACGGCCTGCCGATCGCCGTCGGCGCCCAGATGCGCCTGCTGGTCGGGCCGAACCAGGAGCTGGCGGCGCGGCAGCTCACCGTCTCCGTCCAGGCGACACAGACGTCGAACGCCAACGTCTACGCAGGCTTCGTGCAGCCGCTGGTCGAGCCGCTGATCCCGGCCAACCGCTGGTACCTGTTCTCGGATCCGATGGCCGCACCGGTCTACGTCTACGGCTACCTCAACGGTGCCGAGGGTCCGCAGGTCACCACCGGCAATGTCCAGGGTGTCGACGGCGTCGAGGTCTCGGTGATCTTCGACTTCGGCGTCGGCGCCATCGACTGGCGCGGCGCCTGGTTCAACCCGGGCACCTGATCCAGCAGCTCTTCGCCACTGTCACAGCTTGGTGGTGGCGAAGGGGTTGTGGACCGTCACGCCACGCCAGGTGAACCCGTGCTGCATGTCCTCGGAGAGCAGCATCCGGCAATCCGCCTGTGCAGCCGCCGCCAGCATGACGGAATCCCACAGCGCCAAGCGATGTGTGGTGGCGATCTCCATCGCCTCCACCATCACGGCCGGCGTGGTGCCGATCACCGGATAGCTGTCGGACCAGCTCAGGACCGCGGTGCGGGCATCGGCAGGCTCACGCCGGGCCTTGCGCGTCAGCACGACGAACAGCTCGCCCAGCGCCTGTGCAGGAACCAGCACGTCCGCGCCGTCGAATCCGCGCAAGATATCGAGCGCGATCGCCTTCCGATCCTCGCCGTTCACGCCCTCGGCGTAGGCCAGGACATTCGTGTCGAGCGCCAGACGCATCTCAGCGCTCGTACAGTTCGTCGCGGCTCCAGCGGCCGACATCGACCACAGGCTGCGACGAGAGCCGTGCCAGCAACTCGGCTCTCGCCGCTCCCCGCGCGGCATCGGCGGCGTCACAGGGCACGAGACGCGCCACGGGCTTGCCGTGGGCGGTCACGACGAAGCTGCGGCCTTCTTCCCTGACCTCGCGGAGCAGGCGGGAGAAGGCGCGGTTGGCGTCGGCGGCGGAGATGGCGGTGTCCATGTCTCGATAATAGTGAAATGCACTACTTCACGCAACCCCGATGGCAGGCCGCAGCTGCTGTGCCCGGCCTCGCATCGCCCCAACCACCACTGGAGACCTCATCCCCATGCGCAACTATGTGCAGCCGGGCGACAGCCTGGCGCTCGCCGTCCCCTATGCGGGCGGCGTCACCTCCGGCCAGGGCGTCCTGGTCGGCGCGCTCTTCGGCGTGGCCGCCGTCGATGGTGTGCAGAACGCCGTCATCGAATGCCAGACCAAGGGCGTCTTCGACATCACCAAGGAGCCGGCGCTGGCCATCACCGCCGGCGCGCGGCTCTTCTGGGACAACACCAACCGGCGCCTCACCACCACCGCCACCGGCAACTTCCAGGTGGGCCTCGCCACGGTCGCGGCGCTCGCGGCGGACACCACCGTCCGCGCCGTGCTGCTGCGCGCTCCGGCGTCCGGCGCATGAGCCTCGATCCGAAGGCCACGCGGGGCTATCGCAACCGCAACCCGGGCAACATCGAGCATGTCCCGGCCAACAAATGGCAGGGCCTCGCCGAGCCACCCACTGACGGACGCTTCTGCCGCTTCATCAGCCATGAATTCGGCATCCGCGCCCTGGCGGCCCTGCTGGTCACCTACCAGGACCGGCACAAGCTGGGCACGCCGCGGGCGATCATCGAGCGCTGGGCGCCTAAGGTGGAGAACGACACCGCGGCCTATATCGCGGTGGTGGCGCGGCGCATTGGCGTCGGGCCGGACGATGCCATCGACCTGCATCGGCACGATCACCTGCGTCCGCTGGTAGAGGCGATCATCCACCATGAATGCGCCGGGCTGTCCTATCCGGCCACGGTGATCGATCGGGCGCTGACGCTCGCCGGCGTCCCGCCCGCGCCACCTGTCACTCTGCGGGAGGTGGCAGCGGCGACCGGCACCGGCCGCGGCGCGGTGCTGGTGGGCGCGGCGGGCATCGCCACCGCCGTGGCACAGGCGGCCCCAGCGATCCAGGCGCTGGGCACCCTCGCACCAGCCGTCGCCATTGCGGTCATCGGCGCGGTGGTCGTCGGCGTCCTCGCCTGGCGCCTCCGGCGGCCGGCATGAGTGCATTCGCCGCGGCCATGGACACGTTGGCCGCTGACCCGAACATCGGTGCGGATGCGAGCTATCGCGCAGGCGGCACCGGAGCGCCGGTTCCGCTCCGCGTGGTCCGCTCGGCACCGGACCGGCTCGGCGATGCCTTCGGCACCAGCGTCATTCAGGCCAGCGATGTCCTGACCGTCGCCATCGCCGTGCTGCCCAGCGTCGAGGCCGACGACACCTTCACCCTCGGCGCCGACACCCTGACCGTCCAGCACGCCGAGCGGGACGCCGCCAACATCGCCTGGCGCGTCTTCTGCCGCCGATAGGAGCACCACCATGATCGATCCCGAGCGCATCGGCGGCATTGTCGGCGAGGCGCTGCTCGCTGGCGCCCTGGGTGCGCTCGGGGCGATGGCACGCTTCTCCTCCACAGACCGGCCGCTGCTGACCCGCGCCTATCTGCTGCACGCGCTGGCCGGCGGCAGCCTGGGCACCGGCGCCTGGCTGATCGCCCACGCCTTCGAGCTCGATGGCTGGTGGCTCTTCGCGGTGGCGTGGCTGGCCGGCACGCTCGGCTATGCCGCGCTGCACGACCTGCTGCTGCGGATCCTCAGTCGCAAATTCGGCGGGCGCTGATCCATGCGCCTCGGTGCCGCCATCGTCGGCGACCTCCGCAAGGTGCTGGCCGATGAGGTGAAGGCGGGTGAGCGCGCGGCCATGACCGCCATCCGTGCCGAGACCGATCAGGTGAAGGCGGAACTGCGGCGGCAGGTCACCACCGCCTTTTCCGGGAACGCGCGCGGCATCGCCAATGCCTGGCGGTCGATGATCTTCCCGCGCTCCGGGCAGTCACTGCGGCCGGCGGGGCTGGTCTTCACCAAGGTGCCGAACGTCATCGACGCCTTCGAGCGCGGCGCGCTGATTCGCGCCAAGGGTGGCGGGAAGTTCCTCGCCATCCCGACCGGCTTCAACGCAGCGCGCGGCAGGCGGGGCCGCGGTGAGAAGGGCATGCGCGTCACGCCGGCGCAGATGGTCGCCTCCGCGCAGGCTTTCCTGCGGCCCTTCAAGTCCGGCCGCGGCTTCGTCTGGTGCCTGCCACTCCGTCAGGGCGAGCAGACCGGGCGGCGGCGCAGGACCCGTCTCGTGGCGGGCGGCGTGACAGAAGTCGGCACCGCCAATCGCAAGGGCCGGGAGGCCTGGGCGCGCGGCTTGCTGGAACAGGGGATGGTGCCGATGTTCCTGCTGCTGCCCCAGGTGAAGCTCGCCAAGCGGCTGGACGTGCGCGGCGCGGCCGAGCGTGGGCTGCGGCGGCTGCCGGGGCGCTTCGTGGCGGCCTGGGAACGCGAGAGCGGGAGGGCCGCGTGAGCACGCGGGGGACCGCCATCGCGGCGCTGCACAGCCGGCTGGTCGCGTCGCTCGGCCTTCGCAACCCGGCGCCGCTGGTGTTGCGCGGCGAAACCATCCCGCAGCGCATCCCCGCCGGCGGACTGGTCGTGGTTCGCGACGGCGAGACGTTGGAGGAGACGCCCATCCTCTCCCCGCTCGCCTGGCAGGTCGAGCATCGCGCCGAGGTCGAGATTACCGTCGCCGGCGCCACACCCGCCGCTCGCAACACCCTGCTCGATGCGCTGCTGGTGGATATTGGCGCGGCGATCACCGCCAACCGCACCCTAGGCGGCGCCGTGGAATGGGCACAGCCCGGCAGCGCCGCCTTCGAGGAAGTCGAGTTCGAGGGCGCGGCCGCGGCCCGCGCTGCCGCCATCCCCGTCACCCTCTGGTTCACCGTCGCCGGCTCGCCGCTGGCCTGATCCCTTTCCCGGAGAAAGCCCATGCCCCGTGCCATCGGCGCGAATTGCCGCCTGCTCATGCTGCCCGAAACCACCTATGGCACCGCGCCCGGCAGCAACTGGCGGCGCATGCCTTTCCTGTCCTGCGACCTGGGCGCAGAGCAGCCGCTGCTGGATGCCGACGTCATCGGTGTGGGCAGCAATCGCGATCCGGCCGCGCCCTTCCTGGATACGGTCACGGTCGCCGGTCAGGCAGTGGTGCCGGTGGATCTGATCAACATCGGGCACTGGCTCCGCCTGCTGCTCGGTGCGCCGACCACCACCGGCACCACCAACTTCATCCACACCTTCGCCTCGGGTGCCGCCTCGCTGCCCAGCAATGCGATGGAGATCGGCTATCCCGATGTGCCGTCCTTCGACGTGTGCACCGGCGTGCGCGCCGACACGCTGGAGATGGACTTCACGCCGACCGGCGCGGCCACTGCGACCTTCGGTCTGCTGGGCCAGGGATCCGTGCGCACCGGCGCGACCTCAGGCGGCACGCCGACCTCCGCCGCCTATACCGCCTTCAACAAGGCGCAGGGCAGCATCACGCGCAGCAGCGTGGCGCTGGCGCAGGTCACCGGTGCGCGCCTCACCTACGCCAACGGCATGGAGGCGGTCCGCACCATTCGCGCCGATCGCCGCGTGGAGGGCGTGGATCCCGGCATCGCGCGCTGCACCGGCCAGATCACCGTGCGGTTCGAGAACACGACGCTGCTCACGCAGGCGCAGGCTGGCACCTCGGCGGAGTTCGCGCTGGCGTTCACCATCGATGCGAACCGCAGCCTGACCATCACGCTGCACGAGGTCTATCTGGCGCTGGCCAAGACCCCAATTGAAGGCCCCGCCGGTGTCGAGGCGAGCTTCGATTTCAGGGCCGCGTTCAACGCGACGGCGACGCGGATGATGACGGCGGTGCTGCGCAACCAGCAGGCGGGAACGGAGTATGCGTGAGGCTCATGCTCGGCTTGGTCAGCGGAATTCGGGGTTGAAACGCAAACGATCGTCTCAGGTCTATTCGACTTGAGGGTGAGCTGACCGGCTCGTCACAAATTTTCTGCGTCCACAGGTTCCACGATCAGCTCCTCGGCAAGTTCGGAAAGCCATGGCGAGACGTCGACGACACTGACCTCACTGGCGTGCGTCACATACCAATCACGGACCTTCTGGAACTTGTTTCCATAAAGGTCGTCGAAGATCCGCTTCAGTTTCGTGTGCCGGCTGAGGATGCTATCGAGGCTCCGGCCACCCTGTAGAAATTTCAGGGGGTGATGAGTGCCAAGCACATAGAGGTATTTTCTTTTATTGGTCTTATGCCGGATTAGCTCAAACACGTCCTTGAAAATCGAGTTCTGGCGGATGGTTTCGGAACCGCCTTGCCAGTTAATGAACTTGAATTCTGCGATTCGCTTGTTGGTTTCCAGATCAAATGCGCGCCCTGTGTTTCCTGCGCCCAGCGACACGTACTCGACTGTCTCTCCCTCTTCGAGGATATGAGGTAGGCAAAGCAGGATGCCGAGGGCGTGGATCACCACATTGATCTGCCCCGCAAGTCGCTTCATTTCGGCCGCCGCTGCCAGAGCCTGCTTGCCCGCCTTCGCCTCTTCGAGGAACGCCTGACACGACCCCGCTGTCAGTCCGTGGATCGATCCCTCGACCTTAGCGAGGGTCGCAGTCAGCTTGGGGCCGGTAAAGCCGGCCAACTTGCGGGCTACGTCAGCAGGATCGCGAGTCATGGCGGTGCTCGACTGCTCAAGTCCAAGCGGAAGCCTCCAGTCGCAGCAACGGGCTCCCATGCGATTGACGGATCGAGCCTGTTCCACAGGCCATGACCGAGCGGCGTCACGTTATCGGATGGGGATATTTGCTTGCCTCCCGAGAACCCAATGAGTTGCCTGGCACACATATAAAACGCACTAGCCAGACCCACCCCTTGAGTGTTCACAAATAGTCCACTCGCACTCCAAAACTCCGGATAACCTATCCACGGAACGAACGAGCACACAGACCCGTCCTGATCGATAGTTATCGCCAGATTTTTATGGTCCAGATCATACTTTAGCGACCAGTGACCACCAGTCTTATCGATAATATTACCAGTTCCAGCGACAGGGATGGTTTGGTCGAGGATGACCTGCACTGGCGTTAAGCCGGGCATCGCGGATGGAACCGGAAAGCGAATCATCGACATGCTTTCTACTCGATATCCCGTCTGAAGTCGCAAGCAGTCGCGAGGTTAGCGTCTGCAATCACAAACGAGCACATTGCAAGCTTTCATGCAGCTTACGGCCAACAGCGCACGATTCACCTTGTGGCATGAAGGACCGAGTTGCGTCGATCCACGACAGACTGCGGTGTCGGCGTGCTGCTTCTCAACCCAGAGGGCGTTTTGGCGGCTGCGGCGCCGTCTCGTCGGTCCAGAGCCAAACATCCCAGACAAGGCCACTCAGGCAGCTCACGCAGGCACCGCCGGCACGTCCTCACTACCGCAAACCAGATGGAGCATCCGATGCTAGCCCTCGACCTCCCGGTCGAGCCGTACTGGCTCGACCTGCCGCGCGGCGTCCGCGTGGAAATCCGCCCCATCACCACCGCGGTCATGGCCGCCGCCCAGGCCGGCTCCGCCCGTCGTCTCGGCGCGCTGCGGGCCGCCGAGGCCGACCTCGACCCCGACATGGCGCGCGGCCTCGCCTTCGCCTTCCTCGTCAAGGCGCTGGCACGCCACGCCGTCACGGCCTGGGAGGGCGTGGGCGACGCCGCTGGCAAGCCGCTGCCGCTCTCGCCCGAGGCGGTCGAGCGCTTGATGGACATGGACGAAATGGCCGCCGCCTTCTGGGATCGCGCCACCGGCCCCGTCGCCGCCGTGGCCCTGGAGGGAAACGGCTAAGGGCCCGGGCCGAATGGCATTTCGGCCAGGGCCCTGACTACTGCCGCGGCTGCGCGGCCCTCGATCGCGACTGCGGCCTCGCCTGCCCCTACGCCGCCCACGCCCCATCCAGCGTCGAGGGCGCCGCGTGCTGGGCGGCAGGCACCACCTGCGCCACGGCGACGATGACCGGTCTCGACCTCGACATGCCGGCCGCACTCGCCACCGCCCGCGAGATGGGTGCCACCGGCTGGGCCGCGGCCGAACTGCTGCTGGCCATGCGCATGGGCCTCGCTGCCGGCAGCGCCGCACGGCGCACCGATCCCCCCGGACCCTGACCACCCCATCGCAGGAGGCGTGACGCATGGCGGATAGCACACGCCGCGTCTCCGTCCGGCTGTCGCTGGACGATGCCGCCCGGGTCAAGCAGGAGCTGCGCGAGGTCGGCGAGACCGGCCAGCGCAGCCTGGAGCGCATCCAGGGCGGCGCCGATCGCGCCTCCCGCGCGCTCGACCTGCTCGACGTCGCCGTGCGCAGCGTGCAGATCGCCGGCCTCGCCGCGGGCCTGCGCGCGGTCGTCGTGGCGGGTGATGCGCTCACCCAATCCATGGGCCGGCTCAACACAGCGCTCGGCTCCGTCGAGCGCGCCGGCGAGATCTATGACCGGCTCTACCGCGACAGCCTGCAGACCGGCGTCGCCGTGCGCGAGAGCGTCGACGCCTTCGCCCGCTTCTCGATCGCGGCCCGCGAGATCGGCGCCACCTCCGACCAGGTCGCCACCCTGGTCGGCGGCCTGCAGCGCATCGCCATTGCGTCGGGCGCCTCGCAGCAGGAGATCGCCTCCTCCACGCAGCAGCTCGCCCAGGCGCTGGCGTCGGGCACGCTGCAGGGTGACGAGCTGCGCTCAATCCTGGAAGGCCTGCCCACCCTGGCGCAGGCGCTGGCCCGCGAGCTCGGCGTCTCGATCGGCGAGCTGCGCAAGCTGGGCTCCGAGGGCAAGCTCACCGCCGACACCGTCTTCCCCGCGCTGCTGCGCGCCGTCGAGCGGCTCAATGGCGAGTTCGAGCGGGCACCGCTCTCCGTCGGCCGCGCCTTTGGCCAGCTGACCGCCGCCGCCGACCAGTTCCTCGCCCGGCTCGACCAGGCCATCGGCCTGTCCAACGCCCTGGCCCGTGCGCTCTCCGGCGCCGCCCGCGTCCTGGATGGCATGCGCCGCGGCTCCGGGCTGCTGCTGCCCTCCGAGCAGGAGGCCGACCGTCGCGCCCAGGCCGAGGCGCTGCGCGCCCAGATCGCCCGCCTGGAGGCGGAGAGCGAGGGGCAGAGCCTCCGTTCCCAGCCGCGCCGCGGCACCATCCAGGGCGGGCTGGTCGGCACCGCGCAGCAGCAGGCCGGTGTGGATCGCGCCGCGCGCCTCGAGGAAATGCGCCGGCAGTACAGCGAACTCCAGGAGGAGATCACCCGGGGCGAGCAGGCCGCCGGCGAGCGCCAGCGCACCGAGCAAGAGGCGGCAGCCGGCCAGGCCGCCGAGGCCCGCCGCCGCCGCACGGCCGCGGATGCTGAGGAACTGCGCAAGGCGCTGGACGACCGCTTTCGCATCAACAGCGAATATGAGGACCGCGTCCGCCGACTGCGCGAGGCGGAGGCCGCCGGCGGCATCACCGCTGCGGACCGCACCCAGCTGGAAACGCTCGCCCTGCGGGAACGCGACGAGGCGCTGCGTCGCATCGAGGGCACCACCCGCCGCGTGGCCGCCATCCCGCGCCCGGACCGCGAGGCCGAGCGCGAGATCAACGACATCATCCGCGAGCGTGAGCGGCTGATCCAGAACAACGAGAACGCCCAGGAGCGCTACACCCGTCGCCTGGAGACCCTCGGCCGGCTGGTAGAGCGATCGGAGCGCATTGGCCAGCCCATCCCCGACGAGACGGTCTCGCGCGAGGCCAATGCCGCGCTGGAGGAGCTGGAGCGCAGCCAGCAGCGCGTGCAGCAGGCGACCGAGCGCACCAGCAACACCGCGCGCGAACTCGGCCTGACCTTCTCGTCGGCCTTTGAGGACGCGATCATCAAGGGCGAGAGTTTTTCCAAGGTGCTGCAGGGCATCCTGCAGGACATCGCCCGCATCGTCGTCCGCCGCACCATCACCGAGCCGCTCGGCACGGCGGTGACCTCCAGCCTGGCCGGCTTTGACTTCGGCTCGATCTTCTCGGGGATCGGCTCGGCGCTGGGCGGGCTGTTCCGTGCCGAGGGCGGGCCGGTGGCGGGTGGCCAGCCCTACATCGTCGGCGAGCGCGGCCCCGAATGGTTCGTGCCGAACCGCAGCGGCACTGTGCTGCCCAACGGCATGGCACCGGGCGGGCCAGTGATCAACCAGAGCATCACCATCGATGCGCGCGGCGCCGATGCCGGGGTCGAGGCGCGACTGCGCGTGCTCTCGGCGCAGATTGTGCGCCAGGCCAGTGCCGCCACGCTCGACGCCATCCGCCGCGGCGGCAGCGCTTACTCCACCGTGCGGGGATGACGTCTCGCCATCAGCGACCGGCGCGGATGACGGCGGCAGGTCGCTCTGCCAGATACTGGCGCAAGCTGACGGCGCAGATCAGTGTCCGCTTCCCAATCTTCATGGTCCGAAACGCGCCACTGCCGATCAGTTCATAAAGCTTGGTGCGGCCAATTCCGGTGACGCGGATTGCGTCATTGATGCGGTAGGCCAGCACGTCACTGCGGCCGGTCGGATTGCGGTCATCGATGATGGTGGTCTGCATGGTCATGACTCCGTGGTGCGCGGGAATTCGCGCCCCATGAGCCTGTCCTCTCGTCAGACGTGGTCGAACCCCAGGAGGCCAGCATGACGGAATACGCCTGGCCCGCCACGCTGCGGCCGTCGCGGCTGAGCTTCTATCTGCAGCACAACACCCTGCGCTTTGTCTCGCCGGTCACCCGCGCCACGCAGGTGTTGCGGCGCGAGGGCGCGCGCTGGGTGGCGGAGGCGAGCTTCGAGCCGCTCGGCCGCGTGCAGGCTGGGGTGATGGATGGGCTGCTGGCGGCACTCGCCGGTTCCGCCAACACCGTCCGTATCTGGGACTGGCGGCGGGAGTACCGCACCGGTGATCCACGCAGCCAGGGCGACGTGCCGACCGGACCCTACAGCTTCTCGGACGCCACCATCTTCACGGATGGGACGGGGATGGTGGTGGGCTCGGGCAACCCCTCGCTCGCGGCTGGGGCGCCGCGCGGCGCGCTGTCCATCGTCACGCAGGGCTGGTGGCCGAGCACGGTGGCGGTCGGCGCCGGCGACTACATTGGCCTCGGCGGGCGGCTCTACATCGCCACCGCCGCGGTTGCCGCCTCCGGAGCCGGTACCGCCACCATCGCCATCGCGCCGCCGCTGCGCGCCGCGGTGGTGGTGGGCGAGCCGCTGATCCTGTCGCTGCCGAGCGTGCCGATGCGACTGGTGTCGGATGACGAGGCGGCCAATCCGACGCGCCCCGGCCCCTTTGCCGCGGTGACCATCCGCCTCGAGGAAGCCCTCTGATGTCCGGCACCCCGCGTCTCAGCAACCAAGCCGCCTCCGCGGCCACCGCGCCGATCGCAACACCGGTGGTCCTCGTCGAGCTCGACTTCGCCACCGGCCCCTTTCGCGTCTGGACCGGGCTCGGGCCGCTGGACTGGGCCGGGAAGGTGTTCGAGGGCGCTGGCAGCATCGGCGCCATCTCGGATGTGGAGGAGACGGTGGAGCTGCGCGCCGTGCGGCTCACCCTTGCGCTGTCGCCCGTGCCGCAGGAGGTGGTGGATATCGCGCTGGCCGAGCGCAGCTACCGCCTGCGGCCGGTCACGCTGTGGGGCGCGCTGCTCGATGCGCAGGGGGCCTTCGTGGCGGACCCGTTCCCGCTCTGGGCGGGGCTGATGGACACGATGGAGGTGACGGACGGCGCCGAGCCCTCCGTGGCGCTGGCCTGCGAGAGCCGGCTGGTCGACCTCGAGCGGGCCGAGGTGCGGCGCTACACCGATGCCGACCAGCAGGCCGAGCATCCCGGCGATCGGTTCTTCGAGTTCGTGCCTGCCCTGCAGGAGGCGGAGATACGGCTGCCGAACCAGTGAGCCGGCTGCCCGACTGGCCGGACCGCCTGGCGGCGCTGATCACCGCGGCTGAGCATCGGCCCTTCGACGCAGCGCGCTGGAACTGCGGGCGCTTCGCCATGGCCGCGGTGGTGGCCTGCATCGGGCGGCGGCCGTCCTGGCAGCATCGTCCCTCCCTGGCGGAGATGGCCGACACCGCGGGCTACCTGCGCGTGCCGGTGCCCTTCGCACGGGCGGGCGATGTGGTCCTGGCCGCCGACCCGGACCGCCTCGGCGTCGTGCTCGACGCCGGACGCGCCGCCTTCGTCGGTCCCGCGGGCCTGGTCCGCCTCCCGATCACCGCCTGCACCATCGCCTGGAGGGTTGGCTGATGCCCGTCGCCATCCCCTTCATCGCCGCCGCGGCGGGGGCCGCCGCCTCGGCCGTCATCGGTGGCGGCGTCCTGGGCGCCGTGGCGGCCGCCGGCGCCGCCTTGGTGGTCTCCGCCGTCGGTGCCGCGGTCTTCCGCCCCAAGTCGCCCTCCGCCGCCCGCAGCGCCAACGTCACGCCAGGGACGGACACCGGCCCGGGCTCCGGCTTCGATCCCCGCACGCCCGGCGCCGGCCGCACCCAGTCCTTCCGCCAACCGATCACCGAGCACCAGATCGTCTTTGGGCGTTGCCGCACCTCCGGCCCCGTGGTGTTTCTGCATTCCGCCACCGACGATGAGGGCCGCGCCGATGGCTTTCTCCACGTTGTCGTGGTGCTGGCCGCGCACCGCGTGCGCGCCATCGGCGAGGTGTTCTTGAACGGCACCGCCTCCACCGACGCGAAGTTTGCCGGCCTGCTGCGGATCGACCGGGCGCTGGGCGATCCCGGCCAGGTCGCCAATGCCAATCTCGTGGCGGACACCGGCGGCCAGTGGACCGCAGCGCATCGTGGCCAGGGGCGCGCCTATCTCGCCGTGCGGCTCAAGCTGCGGCCCGAGGCCTTCCCATCCGGCGCCCCCAGCCTCTCGGCCATCGTCGAGGGGGCAGACACCATCCTCGATCCGCGCAGCGGCGCCACCAGCTGGTCCGACAATCCGGCACTGTGCCTGGCCTGGTACCTCACCTCGCCTTTCGGGTGGCGCGCCGCCTGGGCGGACATCGATCTGCCGGCATTGATGGCAGCGGCCAACATCTGCGACGAGATCATGGGCCGCCGCGATGGCACCGCCGAGCGGCGCTACACCGTCAATGGCGCCGTCACCCTGGGCGAGGGCAAGATCGCCATCACCCGCAAGCTGGTCGCCGCCATGGCCGGCGCGCTCGTGGTGTCGGGCGGTCGCTTCTACATCCATGCGGGTGCGCCGGCGCTGCCGGCCACCACCCTCACTTCGGACGATCTGCGTGGCGACGTGACCATAGTCGGCTCCCGCCCGCGGCGGGATCTCTTCAACGGGGTGCGTGCCGTCTATGTCGAGCCGGCCGCCGCCTGGCAGCCGACCGATGCGCCACCGCTGCTCGCCAGCAACTACGTCACCGAGGATGGCGGCGAGGCGATCTACCGGGACATGGAGTTCCCGCTCACCACCTCGGCCGCCACCGTCCAGCGCCTGATGAAAATCGAGCTGGAGCGCAACCGCCGCCAGCGCGAGGTGGCGATGCAGGCCAACCTCTCGGCGCTGCGGCTGCGGCCCTGGGATGGGGTCACCGTGGCGCTGGAGCGGCTGACGCCATTCCCGGCCCGGGTGACCGGCTGGGCGCTGGCGGCGGATGGCGGAGTGAATCTGCAACTGGCGGAGGAGGATCCGGCCGTCTGGGCGTGGAACCCGGCAACGGATGAGCGGGCCACAGGGCAGAACCCGTCCGTGGTGCTGCCGAACCCGGGCGTGATCGCCGCGCCGACGGCCATCCTGGTGGAGACGCCGGTGGCGGTGAGCTTCACGGCGATCGCCGTCTCCTGGTCGGCGGTGGGCTCGGCCTATCTCGCCGGCTATGAGATCGAGTTCCGCCCCACCTCGGTCGCCGTCTGGCAGGGCTATGCCGGCGGCTTCGGCGCCACGGCGGTCGCCATCCCGACCGCGGAGCCCACCGCCTTTCGGGTGCGGGCACAGGCGCGCAGCGGGGCGGTGTCGGGCTGGCGCGAGGCGCTGGTGCCGGCCGCGGCGTCCGGCCTAACCGCAACCGGCATTGCTGGCGGCGTGCGCCTATCGGGTGGCTTTCCCGCGGATGGGGTCCGGCTGCAGGTCTTCGAGGCCAGCAGCGCCAGCCTTGCTGCAGCGGTGAAGCTCCCTGCGGAGCCGACCGCGCTGCCCTGGGACCGCACCGGCCTCACCACCGGCCAGACCCGCTGGTACTGGCTGCGCAGCGTCTCGGCCGAGGGCAACGTCTCCGCCTTCGCCGGCCCGGTCACCGCCACCGCCCTCTGATCGGAGAACGCCATGCCGGCGCGCATCGACGACCTGCTGGTCCTCAACGCCAATCTCAACAAGAGCGACTTCGCCAAGTACCTGCGCGACCGCGAGGCGGTGCTGCCGACCGATTTCGGCGGGCTCGGCGATGGCGTGGCGGATGATCGCACCGCCATCCAGGCCGCCTTCGATCGCGCCGGCGCAGACCAGAAATTCGCGATGATCCCGCCCGGAACATGGAACGTCTCCGGCACCGTCACGCTGCCAGGCGGCGCGCGCGGGCTGATCATGCAGGGCACCATCCGCTACACCGGCACGGCGCCGACCTCCGTGCTCGTGCTCGGCGATGGCGGGACCATTCGCAATGCCGAGAAGCTCTACACCGGGCTGAACGTGATCCGGCAGACGCTGTCGGATTGGTCCTCGGAGGCCGATATCGGCATCACCGTGCGCAACGTCGATGCCAGCCAGATCGAGCTGCGCCGTGTGGAAGGCTTCACCATCGGCATGCGCACGCTCGGCGACGGCCGCGGTGTGGAGGACAGCACCTTCACGCTGGGGCGCATTGTCAACAACCGCATCGGGCTCGACATCTGGTGCGCCACCGCCACGGCCTGGAACACCTCGATCCGCTACTATGGCGGCCACTTCGCCCAGGCGACGGGGGTGAATGCGGCGCAGGACCGCTTCGGGGTGCGGTTCGGGAATGAGGCCGGCGCCTATTCCAACCACAATCGCCACGTCTTTGACGCGCCGAACTTCGAACTGCGCCAGGCTGGCAGCAACATCGCCATCCCCTTCCTGAACCAGACCTCGGGCAGCGCCATCATCGCGCGCAACATGCGCATGGAGGCCTGCTCGCCGCTGGCCGCGCGGCACACCGCCGGGGCGCAGGATTGCGAGTACGACATCGCCTGGACCAACACCTACCTGGTCGGGATCGACTACACGGCCACGGCGAACCGCTGCGGCAATGCGGTGATCAACCGGCACCGTGCGCCGGCATCGCGGTTTCAGCGCTTTCTGGCCGGCGTGCCGAACACGCGTGCGGCGGCATTCCGGCAGTCGGCGACCGAGGTAGGCGTGGAGGGGCTGATCACCATCGCGACCTCGACCACCACCGCGACCTTCATGGCGGATTTCTGCTTCAACGGCCTGACCGACCTGACGCCGACCGACCGCGCGGTAACGCTGGCGGCGAACCGCGGGCTGGGATGGATGCTGGACACCTCCCAGGCCAAGGAGTTCGCCCTGGCGCATTGGCTGACGAGCGGCGCCTCCGGCGGTCGCCTGTTCGTGCGCGTGTTCGATGGGGCGGGGAACGTCCGCGAGGACATCGCGGGCGATGTGCTGGCCTCCATCACCACGATGCAGTGGAACGGGCCGGCGAAGGGCTGGAATGCTGGCGCGCCGATGGACGATGCAAACTTCAATCGGCGCCAGACCATCCGCGTGGGCGCGTCCGCGGCCTATGCGCAGGTGGGGGTGATCGGATTTGACGGGCCGATCGACCTGCAGTCGCTGCGGCTCTACGGGCTGCCGGAAGCCGCGCCCGCGGTGCTGAACGGCACGCCGTTGCTGACGGGAGCGCTTTTTGGCCCTGGGCGACGGGAGTTCGCGGCGGAGGTGTCCTGGGATTTGCCCAGCCTGACGCCGGGGGCAACGGCGCTGCTCGATGTCACGGTGAACGGGGCACGGGCGGGCGACCTGGCGACGGCGTCGCTGGTGTCGTCGACGCGGTTCATTGAGCTCGATGCGGCGGTCTGGTCGAACAACACGGTGCGCGTGATGGCGCGGAACATCTCCGCAGCGACGTTCGATCTGGCGGCGGCTACGTTGTCGGTGGAGGTGGCGAAGCGGCGGGTGCCGTAA